GTCTACTACGGCTACCACGACTCGAATGTCGGCTCCCGCCTTTGCTTCCGTGATAGCTCTTTAGCGGAGTATGCAGCAAAGCAATTCAACGATATCTATAAAGAGTTCATGTTAATTCAAAATTGATCCGTTATGCCAAAGAAGAAAACTGTAAAAGATAATTTGTATAGAACCGGAGTTGAAACACTCGCTGCGCACATGACGTTAGGAAAGAAAATTCTTTCACTCGATGAAAACATCAAGCACCTGCGCTCGATCCTTTCAGTAGATACGATCATTGAAGACATTAACCAGGAAGAGGCTCTTGAGTTTTTGGAAGCTATTGAAGGAAATATCGCAACTGAACGTGAAGAAACGAAAGATGAAATGGAGGAATTAAAAACAGGCCTCGACGATAAATTCAAAGAGAAGGATGAAGAGATAGAAGAACTGAAGTACGATTACGATGTACTAATGAAGAAAACCGACTTCGATCTGCAAATAGGAACGATCGAATACCGGTCGCCTGGTATCATGGATGATATGATCATGGAAGCTTTGTCAGAGGCTTACCAACTTCTTACGCCGCTTGAAATTATTGATCGTTTAAAAGTGAGAAAGCTGAAAGCTGTATGAGACACAAAGTCCGAACCGGCCTATTAATCAAATTAAAAACTAAAAATCCGTCTTGTAAGGAGACGCTAATTGGTTTTGGTGTTAATGGGGGCAGACGGTTTCGGACTCTTTTTGTTGCAACAAAAAACTAATTAAAGAAGCTATGTACGTTCCGACAGCGAAAGGTTATTTCTCAGGAGCCGGACTTATGGAAATCGGTTTTGTTCAGGCAGGAGTCAATATTATTCAATCTATTGAGATAGATCCTGAGTGTACAAGGATCATGCAACGGAATAGAAATTATTTTCAGCATGACATCGTTACGAAAGATATCACGTCCGCTACAGTACTGGATCAGCCGAGCTCCGATATTCACATTTTTACTTGGCCTTGCACTAAATATTCTGCCATCGCTGACATTCATGGAGCTAGGACCGGAGATGAATTGTATCTGCATGGATTCAGGCACTTAGCATTAGAACGACCTGAAATGTTTGTAGCGGAGAATGTACCAGGTATGAGAAAATTTAAGGTGGTAATGGAGGCGATCACTAAACTACCGGATTATTATATTACTGTTTTTTGTCCGGTCGATGCTGCTCTATGGCTTCCGCAAAGACGAAAACGTCTTATCATAATCGGCACACGCAAGCCGTTCCATATTCAAGCTCCTTCTGAGATCAACAACAAACCGAGATTAAAAGACATACTGGAAAAAGAACCTGAGTACGACCTGCCTGACTACGTTGAGAAAAGACTAAAGGGAGGTTATAGAGATCTGCCAATTATTGTTGATCCTGACGATCCGGGAGCAATGGCGCCTACCTGCGTAGCTCACTATTCTAAAGATTTAAGTACACGTCTCGTAAAGGATAGAAACGCGAAACACGGCGTAAGACCTTTCACTGTTCGGGAATATGCAAGACTTCAAGGGGTGCCTGATGATTATCATTTTGAAACAACTTCCCGAAATGCATATAAGATGATCGGCAACGGTGTTCCCGTACCTATGGGAAGATGGATAGGTGAACAGGCGCTCAGGTATTTCAATTAAATTTTTTTGCGCTTAACTGTTAACGTTAGTACCAAATTAACTGATTTAAGATAATATTTTATAAAAGAAAGTATGTCCAAAGTAAATATCCTGCACGACGGAAGTTTCGATATAGCGATCGGTAAGCATAGAAGAGACACGTCCTGGAAAAACAAGCAAATGTCGTGGACGGATTTTGTCCAAAAGGTATCTGAGACGCACCGAACTGCTGAAACGTACACTGAATACCTGGCCAGTAAAAAGCATCGCCAGGATGAAATTAAGGACATTGGCGGCTTTGTGGGTGGATACCTTAGCGGAGGCAGGAGAAAAAACGGATCGGTCGTGCACCGCCAGCTGATTACCCTCGACGTCGATTTTGCGACGAAGGATCTGTGGGATGATTTTATTCTGATCCACGACTGCGCTGCTGCAATGTATTCGACACACAAGCATAGTATAAAAACACCGCGTTATCGTCTGATAATTCCCTTAGATCGCGAAGTGATGATCGATGAGTATATGGCGATCGCACGAAGGATCGCGGGGCAGTTAGGTATTGAGTTATTTGATCACACAACCTACCAGCCAACAAGGTTAATGTATTGGCCTTCGACTTCAAAGGATGGAGAGTTTGAATTTCATTACCAGGATGGCGATTGGCTGAATGCTGATGAAGTATTGAACACGTATCATGATTGGACAGATTCAAGCGAATGGCCGGTGAGTGAACGCGAGGGATCAGTGATCGGACAGGCAATCAAAAAGCAGGGCGATCCTTTGGATAAGCCGGGTGTTATTGGCGCTTTCTGCAGAACCTATACAATACATGAAGTGATTGAGTTGTTTCTCTCTGACGTTTACGAATCCTGCGATGTGGAAGGACGCTACACATTCAAAGAAGGAAGCACTTCAGCAGGTCTTGTTACCTACGATGACAAATTCGCTTATTCACACCATGGTACGGATCCTACATCTGGAAAACTATGTAACGCTTTCGATCTTGTCCGGATCCACAAATTCGGTTTAAAGGACGAAGATGTAAGGGAAGGAACACCAGGTAATAAACTGCCTTCGTTTTTATCTATGCAGGAATTTGCTGTTAAGGATGAAAAGGTCCGTCATCAAATCGGTTCTGAGAAAATAAGTGAAGCACAGCAGGATTTCACTATTGAAATTGAAATGCCCGAGGTTGTAGATGATACCTGGTTAAGTAAAATGGACGTTGACAAAAAAGGAAATTATTATCCTACGATCAACAATCTTGTTCTTATCCTGGAGAACGACCCGATATTCAAAAGCAATATTGCTTACGATGAATTTGAACAACGGCCTGTTTTCCGCAGACATCTTCCATGGCGTAAAGTTGATAATTCATCAAGGTTTATTACTGATATCGATGATCACAATATAGAAGCTCACATCGAAAAGACGTACGACATCTCTACTGCGAAGTTGGAAAAAGCAATGAGTGTTATCTACGCCAGACACACCTATCACCCGGTAAGAAATTACCTCAATGGTTTGGATTGGGACGGCGAGGACCGGGTTGATTCACTGCTGGTTGACTATATGGGTGCTGAGGATTCGGAATACACTCGTGCCATCATTCGTAAAACATTAATTGCTGCAGTAGCCCGTGTGTTTCAACCAGGCGTAAAGTTCGACAATGTTCTTACGCTGGTAGGTGAGGAAGGAAAGCGCAAAAGCTCTCTTTTAAAAGCGTTGGGAAGGCAATGGTTCACTGATACATTCAACCTGCACATGCTGCAAGGCAAAGAAGCCTATGAACAGATACGCGGTGTTTGGTTCATCGAGATTGGAGAACTAGCGGGAATGGCGAAAGCAGAAGTTGAGAGAGTGAAAGGTTTTATATCTGCGCAGGAAGATCGCTACAGGCAAGCGTACGGACGCAGGGTTGAGAATTTCCCACGTCAATGTGTATTCGTAGCAACAACAAATAAAAGCGATTTCCTGAAAGGACAGACCGGTAATAGAAGATTCTGGCCGGTGCAGATTGACGTGAAGCCAGTTGTTAAAAACGTGTTCAGTGATCTGACCGAAGACGAAGTCGATCAAATTTGGGCGGAAGCTTACTACCTATACAAAAAACGTGAGTCGCTTTATCTGCCGGAAGAGTTGGAAAAACAGGCGAAATATGTTCAGCGCCTGCACACTGAAGAACATCCGTGGACCGGCTTAATTCATCAGTTTTTAGATCGTCAACTTCCTGAGAATTGGAGCCACATGAGCAAGTATGATCGAATTGCTTTTATCCATACTGAAGATGAACTTCAGCCAGAGGGAACGATTTATAGAACCCGTGTTTGCGTGCAGGAAATCTGGGAAATAGGTCTTCGCAGGAACGACAGCATTGACGAAAAAAGCGCTAACGTGATAAGAAATATCATGCGCAATCTCGATGAATGGGAAGAGGTTTTGGATCGCAAACGCTACGGTGTTTATGGCCCCCAGCGCAGAGGTTATATGCGTGTTGATATACCGAAAGAAATCATGCAAGATTTTGAAAAAGACAGTGTGTCGGAGGTGTGACACAGGTGGAACACTGGAACACCTAAAAATTTATAAGTGTTCCAAGTGTTCCAACGTCGGTACGGCCTTAGACACACTTAAAAAACTAAAAATCAATTAAAAACAAAAGTGTTCCAAGTGTTCCACAGAAATAATAATAAAATTAAAACAGAGAGAATAGAGAGAAAAACGGGTGCGTGTACGCTCACGCACGCCTACACGCGTAAAGTGTTTAAAAGAAGTGGAACGGTGGAACACCCCTAAAGTTTGAATCATGGCAGATGAAAAACGAAGAGAGCGAAGACTCAAAAGGGAAGTTGAGAAATCAGGCGGATTGGCAATTAAAATTGCTTCGCCGTGGTTCAGAGGTTTGCCGGATAGATTGGTACTGATGCCAGGTCGAAAGTTCTTTTGGGCCGAGATGAAATCAACCGGGAAAAAACTAGGAGTGCGACAGGCAGTTGTAAAAAGGTTATTCGAAAAATTAGGGTTTGAAGTTGATGTACTTGATACAGATGAAAAACTAGATGAATTTTTAAACAAGATCAGAAAATGAAATTCGAACCACACGTATACCAGGAACACGGAATAAAGCATGTGATCGAACATAGAGCCAGCGGCCTGCTTATGGAAATGGGCTTAGGCAAAACCGTTACCGTTCTCACCGCTATTGATGAATTGATGTTTAACATGTGCCAAATCAGTAAAGTGCTTGTGATCGCACCGAAGCGGGTTGCTGATGAAGTCTGGACAACTGAGTCGCAGAAGTGGGATCACCTGACGCATTTGAAAATTTCAAAAGTCCTGGGCACAGAGAAACAACGCAAGGAAGCACTGAAAGCAAAAGCCGATATCTACGTAATCAATTGTGAAAATGTAGTTTGGTTGGTAGCGCAGTACGGGGGCGCGTTCCCGTTTGACACGCTGGTGATCGATGAATCATCAAAATTCAAATCTCCTAAAGCAGCAAGATTCAAAGCGTTGAGGCAGATCCGGCCAAAGATCGATCGTGTAGTGATCCTTACAGGAACACCGGTTCCTAACGGCTTGTTGGATTTGTGGCCGCAGATCTATTTGCTTGACCAGGGCGAACGATTAGGTAAAACTATCACAGGTTTTAGAGAAAGATACTTTACAGCGGGCAACCGAAACGGAAATATCGTGTATGACTATAACCTGCGTAATGGTGATGACCTGATGGGTAATGACTTTTTTGAAAAGGAGATCTATGACAAGATTGGCGATATCTGCATAAGCATGAAGACGGAAGATTGGTTGCAGCTGCCTGAACGGATCGACCGGAATATCGATGTAAAACTTCCTTTCAGGATCCAGCAACAGTACGATGACTTTGAGCGGGAACAGATCCTTGCTTTGGAGGACCTCGAGGAGATATCTGCTGTGAATGCTGCAGCACTAACGAACAAGTTGTTGCAGTTTGCTAACGGTGCGGTATACACCGCAGACCGCAGTTATTACGAGGTACATAACGAGAAGATCGATGAACTGGATGAATTACTTGATGTGGCAAACGGCAAACCGTTCTTCGTGTTTTATTCCTACAAACACGATTTAGAGAGGATCAAAAAGCATCTTCGGAAATACAACCCGAGAGAGTTGAAAGGATCCGCAGATATCTACGACTGGAACCGAGGTGCAGTTCCTTTCATGCTGGCGCATCCTGCCAGTGCTGGCCACGGCTTGAACCTTCAGGCCGGAGGTCATAACCTTGCGTGGTTCTCGCTTCCTAATTGGAGCCTTGAGTTATACAAGCAGGGAGTTACCAGGTTTGACCGTCAGGGTCAACAGCATAACGTGATCAACAACCGGTTAATTTCAAAAAACACCATGGATGAGGATATGCTGAAGGCAATTGACCTGAAAGACAATAACCAGGAAGTATTAATGCAGGCTGTAAAAGCAAGAATTGAAAAGTATACAGGATTGAAAGTTGCCTGATAAAACTTTAAAAATCTGAACTATGTCAGAAAAATCAATATTCTCTCAGAACCTTGTGAAAGCACGTAAACTGAAAGGCTGGTCTCAGGAAGGAGCTGCCAGCGCCATTGGCATAAAAAGGTCTGTTCTCGGATCATATGAAGAAGACAGGGCAGAACCTCCTCATGGTACCCTTGTTAAAATAGCGAGGGCTTATCACATTAAGGACCTGCAACAATTCATATCAGACCCGAACTATTTTGAACCAAAGGTTTCTCCGGACGAAGTGTATTCCCGTTATCTGAAGCTTTCATGGTTTCAACGCAAAGCAGTAAACGCCATCCTCGGGCTAGATTACTAAAAACGTTGGCAACTACTTCAGAAGAGGCGGGTTACAGATGTTATTTTCGTATTCCACCATCTTCAAATCTAAATGCTATCAGCCACAGCGCCTTTCACCAGAAAGCATTATGCTTATTTGGGGAAGTTATTTATTCAAAAAGAACCCGAGATAGCCCACAAACTGATATCTCAATATCTTCCGAAAATAGAGCCCACCGAAACGGACTACTCTAAAATACCCGGGTATTTCATCAATTACTGCAAGGTTCTGGATATCCGACCGCAGGAATTCATAGGGCCCGTTCACAAATCCAGCTTAGTCAACGTTAGAAGAACTTTCGTTGCCGTAATTCTCCACATCTATGCCCCGCAATTATTCCAGCAGCCAGCAGATGATCTTATACTTGACCGTGTAGGGTTATCAAAAAGCCTTTCAAACCTGCTGCAGGTTAAAAAAAATAAGATTTCAGAATACATCAGGGAGGTAGTCTTGTGGGAAAAATCCTACGAAGATTTTGCAGAAAACGTGAATTCAATCATTGAAAAGCTAACCAATGGCAGCGAATAAGAAAAATACATCCAAGAAGAGCCAACCCGCAAAAGCCCTAAAGAAAAAGCTGCCGGAGGCGAAGCGGCAACCAAAGAAGATCGGCCGTCCCAGTTCATTCACTCAGGAAATCGCAGACAGAATCTGCGCGGAAATTGCCACTACTTCAAAGTCCCTCAAAACAATATGCTCACCCGAAGACATGCCAAGCGTAGTTACGGTGATGACGTGGCTAAGGAGTAACGAAGACTTTCTTAACCAATACGCGCGCGCGAAGGAAGAGCAGGCGGATTTTCTGGCAGAAGAGATCCTTGAGATATCCGATGATGGGACTAATGACTTTATGACAATTACGAAGGGGGATCAGGAGTACACCGTTGAAAATAAAGAATGGACATCCAGAAGCAAATTGAGGGTTGAAGCTCGGAAATGGATAGCCTCTAAGTTGAAGCCGAAGAAATACGGCGAGAAGATCGATCATACCACCGATGGGGAGAGCCTGAACAAAGGAGCTAAAATCAACCTTTCAAATGTGCCACTAGAAACATTACTTGAACTTGCAAGACACGTCGACGATACAGAAGTTAAAGGATAATCTGACCTACGAATCGCTGTGGTCAGCAATCACTCAGAAGTCGTTTTACCAGTTTGTAAAATACTTCTGGGACACAATCATTGCGGAAGAACCTGTATGGAACTGGCATATCGAATACCTGTGTAATGAACTACAGGAGATTGGAATGCGGGTGGCGAGAAGAGAGCCAAAGGAATACGACTATTATCTGATCAACGTCCCTCCTGGTAGCTCAAAATCAACGATTATTTCCGAAATGTACCCGATATGGTGTTGGACTATTGATGCTACTCAGCGTTTCATTTGCGGATCGTACGCTTCAACGCCGGCAGAAGACATTGCAGAAAAGAGTTACAACATCTACAAGTCCGATAAGTTTAAAAGGCTTTTTCCTCATCTGGTAGAAGAATCATCTGGCGGGAAAACCCATTTTAAAAATGGCTTAAAAGGAGAGCGATACACGACATCAACAGGATCAGCAATTACAGGTATCCACGCACACCAAAAGATTATTGACGATCCGATGAGTCCACAAATCGCCTATTCTAAGGTCGAAAGGGACCGGGCAAACAAATGGGTATCTGAAACGCTTGGTTCTCGTGATGTCAGCGCAGAAATGACGGTCACCATCGTTGTCATGCAAAGGCTTCATCAGCAGGACACTACAGGATATTTGCTTGCCAAGGAAAAGGAGGGGCTTCGCATCAAACATATTTGCATACCGGCAGAAGTTTCCAATAATATCAAACCTGAATTGCTAAAGGAAAAGTATGTTGACGGGTTGTTTGATCCGAAACGATTCTCGATCAGCACTTTGGTAAAAAAGAAAACAGAACTAGGATCCTATGGATATGCCGGCCAAATGCAACAGCGCCCATCACCTGAAGACGGAGGTATCTGGAAAAAGCATTGGTTTCAAGTAATCAGAAGAGATAGGGCGCCAGATGGAATGGTTGTAAACTTTCAAGGCGATACTGCGTACACCGCCAATAGCATGAATGACCCTACCGGCATGATCCCGTACTACGTTGAAAACAACCAGGTATTCATCACGCACGCAATCAGCGTTTATAAGGAGTTTCCAGAACTATTGGAATGGGTACCAGCTTATACAAAACAAAAAGGCTATGATGGCCGGTCTCGGATATGGATTGAGCCAAAGGCGTCAGGCAAATCCATTGTTCAAATGGCAAAACGCTCCACCAACCTGAATATACTAGAATCGCAACCGCCGAAAGAAGATAAAGTAACAAATGCGCATTCGGTGTCTGCCATCATTGAGACCGGGAAGGTTATACTTCATGAAGGTGCATGGAACGACGAATTTTTAGATCAGATATCTGCCTTTCCTAATGGAGACCATGATGAGTATATTGATATTATCGTGGCCATCGTAAAGAGACACTTAATGCCGTCAGGCCAAAACAATAGTATTAACGCAGCTTCAATTTTAAGACGATGACAAAACAGCAACTGATCACACTTATTATAGCGGCCCCAGAAGACGCATACACTCAGATAATGAGATTAAGGCCGCTCAGCGTTGAAACGCAGAAACAAATCCTTGATCAATATGATCCCTATCAACATAAGGTTATGGTTGACAAAGTGGCTTACCCAGACAAAGAGATCAAAAACGACAAGGGGGAGACTATAAACACCGAATCCGTGAACAGGATACCAATACCATTGCAGCAAATGATCGCTTCCAGAGCTGCTGCATTCCTTTGTGCAAATCCGATCAAATTAAGCGCCACCCCTGATGGAGCGGATCAAGAGGCTTTACTTGCTGCGCTTCAAAAAACATGGCAGGATAATAAACTCGATTTCAAACATCAGGATGAAGCGGAAAAGTGGATGGCTGCAACAATCTGCGCAGAGTTATGGTATACCGATGATGCAAGTGACGAATACTGGAGTGATGTAGAGGGTATTGATGCTAAGTTTAAGCTGCGTATGAAACTCTTGTCTCCCTTCTTCGGGGACGTGATCATTCCAATTTTCGACCAGGGCGGCGATCTGATTGCGGGCGCTCGTGGTTATTTTCTTTTAGTAGGCGATGATCAAACTAAACAGGAAGAGCACTTGGATATTTACACGGATGATGTAACATATAGAGGTGTGAAAGGTGAAGGTGGGTGGACATTCACGCCCGAATCGTGGCCCATAGGCAAAATTCCAATGATCATCTATCAAAGGGAGTTTACTGAGTGGCATAGTGTTCAACCAATGATTGAAAGACTGGAGATCAAACAATCAAGGCATGCCAATACTAACGACTACTTCGATTCACCAATAGTATTCGTAGAGGGTGACCTTCAAAGCATGGCATCGAAAGGCGATGATGGGAAGGTTCTTGTCGGCGCTATAGGTTCAAAAGCGTATTACCTGAGCTGGGACCATGCGCCGGAATCAACAAAGATGGAGATCGAAAACCTGCTGAAGTTTATTCACGCCTGCACCGATACACCGGATATATCTTTTGAAGCATTGAAAGGAATTGGGCAAACATCTGGCTTTGCACTTCAGTTCATGTTTATGGGAGCACACTTAAAAGCTGCAAAAAATGCAGGTCCTTTTGGCGAGGGCATCCAACGGCGGATAAATTTCCTGATGGCAGCACTCACAAAACTTGGGACATTAAAAGTTGAAGGAGACAATGGGACCAAAAAGCAACCATTATCATCAGCATTGAAAATGAAAGTAACTCCGGTGTTCGAGTATTTCCTGCCAAAGAATATCGACGAGATCATTCAAACGCTTACTGTAGCTGTAACCGGTGGTATTATGTCGAAGATGTCTGCAGTAAAGGTTAACCCATACATCACAGATCCTGATGCTGAAATGAAACAGATAAAAAAGGAGGCTGATGATCTTAACAATAGCGCTGGAGGACTTGATTCAACAATGAACGCTGCTTAAAAAAGAAATATCATGATACTACTGACAATCTTAGGAACTATTGTTCTTGCCGGCCTGTTTGCCTTTTTGTTGTGGGAAAGGGGGAAGTATTTGCAAAAGAAGATTCAAGAATCCGCCTCCGAGCCGCCAACAAAGTTTGAACGCGCAAAAAGCCAACTTGAAATTAGAGTTTGGACTGTAGCCGACATCTTAGGTCGGGATGGATGGATTATACCTGACGAAAAGATGCAGGCGGTTTTCGACTTTGTTACACAAACCTTCGTGAAGCATGCTGACATGAAGCCAGAAAGGGTGGCAAGGAAGACTGTAGAATACTTCAAGCTTAAAAAAATGTTGAAGGCTGTATGATAAAGAACACTTTCGAACAAGTTGCAAGAAAGGAATTCGAGCGAAGAGCTGGTCTCGTTATCGATGGACTGCATCGATATATCATCCCGCATGAAACTGTGCAGGTTATAATTGATCATGCTATGAAAACACTTTTGGGGCATGCGTCAATGTCTGAGCGTAGGATAGCTAGGAAAGTTGCTGAACATTTTAAACTGAAGTCAAAACTGCAGGCGGTATAATGCCCACTGATCCTACCAGCATATATGAACAGCTGCATCGAAAAGCTATCAAACGATTTGCCAGGCAAATACAGCAGATCTATGAGGAGGCTATGCTTGAAATCTCATTTGCGGCATCATTAGCCACACCGAAAAATAAACCGTTTTCACTGAGTCTATACCCTCTACTGAATAAACAGATTGACGCTACCATGGATCAAATGCATAAAAGCATTTACCAGCAGATATTAAAATCCGTAGAACAATCCTGGGCGCTTTCCAATAAAAAAAATGATCTCATAGTCGATAAGCGATTGGCTGGCAAAAAACCATCTGACAAAGGACGTCAGATTCTTTACGATCCAAATAAGCAGGCCTATAATGAATTTGTAAATCGTAAAGAAAAGGGCCTGAAACTGAGCGATCGTGTTTGGAATACATTGAACCCTTTCAAAAAAGAAATGGAACAGGCATTGGGCCTTTCCATTAGCAAAGGACAATCTGCCACGTCCATGGCAACGGAGCTAAAGAAGTACCTGATCGATCCAGATAGGCTATTTCGACGCGTACAGAATGACGAAGGGAAGCTAGTGTTGTCCAAAAGTGCCAGAAACTACAAACCAGGGCAAGGTGTGTACCGGTCGTCTTATAAAAATGCGCTTCGGCTATCCAGGAGTGAAAATAATATCTCTTATCGCAGTGCTGATTTTGCCAGATGGCAGACGCTGCCTTTTGTCACCGGCATTCGTGTTAAAACTTCAGACAACCACCCAAAGTTTGATATCTGCGATCATTTGGCAGGTGTTTATCCAAAGGATTTTAAGTTTAAGGGATGGCATGTGCAGTGTATATGCTTCCAGGTACCCGAAATGTTATCGGATGAAGAATATAACAAGATTGAAGACCAGATCCTGGCAGGGGAGCAGCCAAATGTCCCCGATCATTTATTGGTTAAGAAGCCGCCGGCAGCATTCAACAACTGGGTAAAGAATAATCAAGAAAGAATAGATGGATGGAAGTCTAAACCGTACTGGTACACTGACAACAAGCAATACCTTCCAAACCGATCCAGCCGCGGGAAAGGAAATTCAGAAGATAATCCAACACCGTTAAGCGACACAAAACCATCTGGTAAAGCCATTCGTCCACAATTCACCAAAATATCTGGTGATGTCAGAGGTTCAGTAGAGCATGCGCTAAACGCCATCGATTCAGTACACGGCGATGGGAACCTTTTAAATATTCCATTCTATCCAATTGACAAGAAAAACGAAAGCGCACAATTTGTTTTCAGCGCTATTGGGCAGCAGATACCTGTTGCTATCAACGTCTCAAAACAATCACCACACCCGGAATTAAGCATCATCCATGAAATGGGCCACTATTTCGATTTGTATGCAATCGGAAGACCAGGGTCATTTGCATCGGTAAAAACAACATCACCACTTTTCGATGTAATGGAAGCTGCCAACAGCACGCAAAACATCAAGGACTTTTTAGAAATGAACAGAACCGGCGTTATGGTAATTGAGGGGCAGAATTATCCCATTTCAGATTACGGTAAGGAAATGTTGGATTACTATCTTGATCCCGCAGAAATATGGGCACGTGCATATAGCCAGTTTGTTGCCAGGCGAAGTGATTCGAAAACAATTAAACAACAGCTGTCGAAACTACAAAAGCGAAAGGAGGGTAAATTTCTCTCTCAATGGGAAGACAAGGATTTTGAGCAACTGGATAAAGTGATCGAAAAAATGATGTTTGAACTTGGTTGGATGATCAGTCGATGATCAAACCTGGTTTTTTGTTTTCAATTTTGGCAAACTCACGCAAGGCCTCCTCTTTTGTGTACCCCATCACCTCAGTGAAGTAAATAAGCTCTTCTTCCCGGGACAATTTTTCGCCTGCGATTATTTTATCAACAATCTTCTGTATGTGGTCAGGAAGCGCCATGGTATAAAGTTATGAAAATTGCGAATTATCCGCATACACCCACTGGTCGTTCAGGTATACGAACTTGACATGCTTTATAGAATTGGTAGGAACGTCCCTGTATTCGACATAGCAAACCCTGTCTTCAGGGTTTCTTAAATACAGGGGGATGTATTCTTTCGCAGCTTCTGCCAGTTGCCATTCTTGGAAGTCTTCGTCGCGGTGGAGCATTAAAGATTTATTTCGAGTTCAGTTCCTGTCAAAGCGAAGTAAAGGTTTTGAAGCTGGTGGAGATATTTAACCTTTAAATTAGATGGTCTATACAAAAAAGTCGGCCCTGTTTTTTGCTCCAATGCAACATGCAATTTATCCTGTAATGGCAAAGATTTAGGAACCAACACTTTTGCAAATGGCAAATGAATTAGAGCAATTTCAAACCCACACTTTTCAAGTATTTCGGGAGTTAATGGGATGGGTGCAAAATAATTATTAGGTAGTCCATTTACTTTTCCATCTTCCAAGCTGGTTACCTGTACCTTTCCTATCTCGAACTGGACACCATCCTTCTGAAGTGCACTTAATAGGTCAGCGTTGTCTCCAAGCATTTCGACATTATCCGGCCCAGGGGTATATAAAAGCCAATTACCTATTCGCAATTCATTTGCAATGTTCTTACCAAATTGTATGTATTCAACCTTTGCATCCATTGGTAAAAAGATTGCTTCTGATGGTTTTATTTGATCATCTTCTTTCATTCAATAAATCTACTCAATTTAGAAACTAAACGCATAGTTTCTGTTTCATAATTCCCGCACAATTTTCCCGCATATAGTTTTACCCTCAGTTCTCTTACTTACTATTTTATGAAAGAAAAAATCGTAGCACAACTAAAGGCCAAACTCGCGACTTTAGGTGTGAAAAACCTGTCAAACGCAAGGATAAACGCTATCGCGGATAAACTTAGCCCAAAGATCACTGATGAAAATGATATTGATGCCAAGCTGGACGAACTTAACGAGATTTATCCATTTGCCGATGTCGCAAAAGACGATGATCGTTTAAGGACCTTGGAAAGCAAGGACAGAAAACCCGCACAGCAACAGCAGCAACAAACTTCATCAACAACCGAAGGTTCAGAACCGACAAAACCTGAAGACGAAACAGCCAAATTGTTGAAAGAGCTTCTGAACAAGGTGAACAGCCTTGAAAAAGATAAAACTCAAACCACAATTCTTGATTCGATCAAAGGGAACGAGAAAATGAAAGCCATCCCCGCTTCGTATTGGAAAGGAAGATCGCTTCCTGAAAAATCAGAAGACATCGATGGGTGGATTTCGCAGGTTGAAAGTGATTATACTGAGTTCCAGCAGGAATTAGTGAATAATGGCTTAGCCACCGCTACGAAACCGCCAGTGACAGGTGTAAAAACCGATAATGTAGATGCCGATATTAAAGAATGGGCGAGTAAGGGGAAACAAACTACTGACACAAAAAAATAATTCAAAATGAGTTTACAGCCTGTAAAAACCGCAGTCTCCTATGGAGTTGTGGTGTTTCAAAAAGTGTATGAAAACGCACAGGGAGGTTTTACCCTTTCCACTACAGGGTTAACTTCTGGTTACACAATTCCAGAGGGCGCCCCATTCGGCTACAATGAAGCCACGAGGGTCGCAACCTTGCTGAAAACTGCGCAAATGTATTCCTCTGCAACAAACACCGATACCACCTATCAGGTGAAAAAAGGCCACGCATTCGCCGTTGGTGATTATCTGGCTCAGGTTGTAGGAGGTAAGGCGTATGCCATCACAGCGATCGATACATCAAATGCAAATTATGATGTGCTGACCGTAGGTACCACACTTGCTGTAACCCTTTCGGCTGGTGATGTTCTCTTCAAATCGTCTGCGACAGGTGCAAGTGCAGCCGTACTTGATGTCACTGTAAAAGGCTTGTTATTCAGTTCGAAAGTGGTAGGATCTGACGATTCAGTTTCTATTGTTGTTCGTGGGACTGTATACGCAAGGCGATACACACCCGGTTATCCTTCAGCCGTACAAACCGCATTATCAAACATTATTTTCTCACAATCATATTAAAACCTGTAGGAGACCTAAAAAATGGCAAACACTATTAAATCAATCTTCGGTCAATATGCCACCAGAATGCAGATGGTAATTGACAACAGTTTGGACAAGTTCGCTCCTACTTGGTTCCAAAATTATTTTGACTGGGATGTTCCCCAGGCCACACTTGACTACAAGTCAGTGATCGGAGCATCAAGAATCGAATCCGCAGCTTCCGTTGTGGATCGCGAATCACCCGCACCTTGGAGAAGCCGGCCGGATATGAGCACGCTGTCCGCTGAAATTCCAGCTATTAAAACTGGTAGGAAAATGAAGGAAAGCGATTATCGTAATTTCTTAACACTCCAAGCTTTGCCAGTAAGTGATCAGACCAAAAAACAACAGTTGCTGGACTTTCTTTTCAATGATATTAAAGCCGTGGGTAACGGCCTTATGAAGCGTATCGATTACATGGCTTTGCAGGCAATATCCACAGGAAAGATTAGCATTTCATCAACTACCAATCCTGACGGATTGGTTCTACCTGATCTGGATTTGTTGCTTCCTTCCGATTGCACTGGGAACAGCGCAGTATCATGGGACAGCGCTTCAGCTACACCTTTATCCGTTGACATTCCTGCAATCGTTAACGCAGGTCGCGGTAAGGGTATTGCTTACTCGAAAATGCTGATGACTCCATCTCAGTTCATTAATTTCCAAAAGATCACAGAGGTTAAAAGCTTGCTTTCAAACTTCCTTGGTTTCAAACAATCAGGTAACATCCTGGTGACTTTGGATAACGTGAACATTTTCATGCAGGCAAATAAGTTCCCAGTTATCGAATTGGTGGACGAATATGTTGCAGTTGAAAAAGATGGCGTTAACCAGACCGCAACCAATCCTTTCAAAACAGAGAACGTAACATTTGTTCCTGCTGGCAAGCTCGGAACTGTGAAGAATGCTCTTGCAATGGAAGAGATGCGTCCGGTTGAACATGTTACTTATGCGAAGTTCAACAATGCTTTGATCAGCAAGTATGCGCAAACAAATCCGTTCGGTGAATTTACCATCGGTGAGTTGAACGCATGCCCAGCCTTCGAAGCAATCAATCAGATTTACATTTTGGTGGCTGTCCACTAATCAATAAAAGTTCTTTGTCATAATGACAAACAAAGAGGCTTTAATAGCAGTTGTCCAGGTATCGGTTGATGATAATACTCTTGTGAAGGCTTTGCTGGATCAAGATGCATCTGATTCGGAGAACTATACGACTGCTAACAGTTCTTTAATTAATAAAGCTGCAATTGACGTTTTGGAAGGACTCCTTTCAAGGCCCGATGTTTCAGAGGGTGGTTTTTCTGAGTCTTTTGATCGTGGTGCCATTGAAAAAAGACTGGATCGCCTCTATCAAAAAGAAGGCCTTACAAATCCGAGAACGCCGATAGTTAGAAACGCTTCAAACCGATGGTGACACAATACCCGCATACCGTTACAATTTCGACAGTAGCAGACAGTACCCAGGATAGTAACGGAAATTTTCAAGCGGGCAGTCCATCATCATCCAGTTTTAAGGCAAGGTTTGAGACGAACACCAAAAGCCTTTTCCTAACGGCGGCTGATGGAAAGCAGCTTGTGTACTCTGGAATCATTTACGCTCCATTATCAACGCCAGACGTTGAACTAGGAGCAAGTGTAATCGTTCTGGATGGTATGCGAAATGTTGCGAAAGGAAATGTTTTACAGTTTTCAAGAGGGCAGAAAAATGTGAGGGTGTGGATATGATTCGCTTCGAACCAAAGTTTAATAAGTCTGATATCCAGGCAATGTTAAATAGTAAAAAGGAAGCAATCAGACAAGCCATAATCCTTCGATTAAAAAGAATCGGAGAAACATTTATCAAGAACGCCAGGGAAAATGGAAACTATAAAGACAGGACCGGAAACCTAAGAAGTAGTATTGGTTATGTGATTTTGGAAAATGGAGTTCAGTTATCTCAAAGCTTTCCGGGAAGTAAAAACGTGGGGAAGCAGAGGGCAAAAGATGCGATCAACGAAGCCAAGGAAGAATTTTCAAGAGGCTTTGTTTTAATAGTGGTAGCAGGAATGGAGTATGCTGCAGCTGTTGAGTCGAGAGGTAAAGATGTATTGACAGCCAGCAGCCTTATAGCGGAAAATGATTTGAGGATAGCAATTAAAGAGATATCGTCAAAAATAAGTGCATGAAAACAACACTCGACATTGAGGATATTCTCTGGAAACATTTCAACGATAGCTCTTTCAAAGGTTCTCAATCGCTTACTGGAAGTATTTGTAAACGGGAACGGCCAACAGGTAGTATTAAAGAAGATGTGGTTATTAACTGCCCGGCTGTAAATAATCTGCAGCTCCAGGGCTGTGTTCCGAATATAAATATCCACGTTCCAAGAAAGCAACAGAAGATCGATGGCGTACAGCAATTGATTGCCGATTACGATAGACTGAACGTGTTAGCAAAGGCAGCAATTGACCTGGTAACAGATCAGTGGTTTCCTGGTTACAATTTCGATTTTCAACAGCAGAATATTTTCGAAGATGAGGGAGGGCAGAGTGATTACATCAACATTCGACTTGATTTTTATTCAATAAATATTTTAAACTAAAAGCAAAATGGCAGCACAAAAATATCAGTTTGGTCTTCAGAAGTTTGAATTGAGTCCTAAGGGTGCAAATGATGCCTTGGGAACTAATTTCGAGCAGATTGGAGATACCGCAAAAGGAACAGCGGTTCTTACTACGGAAGACAATCAGACTACCGATATCGAAATCGAAGAATCTGATTCAGCCATTAAAACCATTGTGACCACTGCAGGTAAGATCACATTTAACGTGTCCACTTACAATGTATCCCCAAGGACCATGTATAAATTCTTTGGCGGTACGCTGAAGCTTTATAAATCAGTTGCCACTTTAGGTTCTATTACTGGTGGTACCCTGTACACCAACGGTACCTATAGCAACGTTGCATTAACCGGTGGTACCGGCACAGGTGCGAAAGCGAACATCACTGTTTCAGGAGGCGCTGTAACTGCAGTTACCATTGTTGATGGTGGTGAAGGTTATACTGTTTCTGATTCTTTAAGTGCAGCAGCTGCCAACATTGGTGGAACAGGATCTGGATTTTCTATTCCCGTGGCAACATTGTCAAACAGCAGCCTTACCCGTTCCAGGTGGGAGGCTCCAGCTCAATTCCCAGATATTGAGCTGTCTTGTAAGATCACTGACAAGAGCGGAACGTTTTTCGAAATCGCACGTGGTGGTGTTTCTGGTAAATTCAATTTCGCATTCACAAAAGATAAGTTAGGGCAAATTGATCTGGTTATCTCGGTTCTTCAGCCGGCAGATACAACGGTTCCAAGGATCGCTGTCGATTACGCAAACTAATCTTAAATCTTACGAATAAACTTAAAGCCTTAGGCCGTCACAGGCTTGAGGCTTTTTTAATAAGGAAAATATGGATGAACTGAAAATTGACCCATTAGAAACGCTGCAAAAGGTCAGCAATGTGATCACGCAAAAGCCGGTTGAAATAACGGTTGAAGTTGATCCGCAAAGCTGGCTGCATGGAAAATTGCAAAAGCTGCTTCCTAAGTTTTACCCGAAAGAAAAAGTGCTGACACTTCGACCCGTAAAAATGGGAACGCTGCTGAGGATGTCGGAATTGTTATTACCTATCGAAAAAGAGATTTATAGCCATGGTAATTTGATTGACGCAAATCTTCAGGCAATACAAAAGCATTCAAAAACGCTTTGCCGGGTGATAGCCTTGGCCATCCATAATAAAAAAACAGAACCACCAGAAAGCCTTGTTAACATGATCTCAGAGCAGTTCACACCCCAATCGATCATGGGGGTTTTGGTGGAAGTTCTGAAAGCCATGGACGTAAAATCTTTTATGAGTTCTATAATCTTCATAAGAGGCCTAAACCTACTGGAGATGAATCCGCAGACTCGGGGGAGTCAGATAGCCCCTGGCACATCATCGGAGGAGTAATAAAATATTATTCCGGATGGAGTATGGACTATGTCCTGTGGGAATTGTCCTTTGCCAACATGAACATGCTGCTGGCCACCATACCGGTCTATGAAACCAAAAAAGAGAAAGAAGAAGTGAAGGTTAAAGAGGTTGGAGGAATCAGGGATATCGTAGGAGATGTTTTTAAATAGTTATTTGACATAGTTTTTGAAATTCCAGGTACTATCGTTTGTGAAATGGATTTCTTCGATATAGAGCTTGGCCTTCGTGACCCCATCAGTGTTTATATCGAATGTCAGCTTGGTCTTTTGGTTCGGATTAAGCCTTTCTTGTGTTTCAAGCGTTGTAGGGGCGGTATTCAATAATTCGTTGAAGTTATTGTAATAATAAACTCCGATTCTGAGGCCATCGACAGGAGTGTTGGAGCCGTTGACAACTTCAATTGTGATCCATCTTCTCGAATCATTTGAATACACATCCGAAGAGGTGATTTTTACCGGAGCCAATTGTAGGGAATTAATCCTTTGTGTAGCGATGTTGGTGTAAATCTCAGATTCCCTTGCCTGTATTGCCGAATCCTCTTTTACTTTTTTAAGGTATTCAGAAGAGACAGGCTTGTTGTCGCAAGCAAATAAACAGAGGGTCGATAGTGCTATCAATTTTTTCATAAGCTATCCAAATTAAGGGCTGAAAGTTAAAATATTTATTAAAAACTTATTAAATGGGTAATGTCAACGTAAAAGGCGGGGCTCTGGAGTTCGATGCGGTTATTAATATGCAGCAATTCCAGGCGCAACTAAATCGAATGGAGGCCAGCTTGCAGGGAATTACCCAAACAGCAAGGGAGCAATCTGACGCCATTGAAGGATTTGCCCGAAGTGCTTCCGTAGCCATTGGATCTTATTTATCTCTCACGGCAGGATCCCAGTTTATTGGTGACATTGTTCGTGTTCGCGGAGAGTTCCAGCAATTGGAAGTAGCCTTTACTACCATGTTGGGCAGTAAAGAAAAGTCCGATAAGCTGATGCACCAGGTAGCTGAATTTGCAGCAACAACCCCGTTCGAGCTTGATCAAGTGGCTGGCGCCACCAAGCAACTATTAGCGTTTGGAATTTCATCAGATAATGTAATTGATACTTTGAGGGAACTTGGTGATGTTTCTGCCGGCATTGGTGCGCCGTTGGGTGATATCGCTTATTTATTCGGAACGATCAAAACGCAGGGCGTTGCACTTACACAGGACGTAAGGCAGTTTGCGCAGCGTGGTATTCCCATTTATGAAGAATTGGCCAAGGTGCTAAAAGTGAATGTTAACCAGGTAGGTGATTTTATCACTGCAGGTAAAGTAGGTTTCCCAGAAATTGAACAGGCTTTTAAAAACATGACTGCTGAGGGCTCCAAGTTTGGAGGATTGATGGATGCACAGTCAAAAACGCTTACCGGCCAATTATCCAATCTGTCTGACGCATGGACCAAGATGCTGAACGAGATCGGGAAAAGCGGTGAAGGTGTTTTCGCAGACACTATCAGCGCTGCTAGTTCTTTAGTAGAACATTATCAGGACGTTCTTGATATATTGAAGGTTTTGGCTGCCACGTACGGAACCTACAAAGCCGCAGTTCTTGCGACTACAATCGCCACAAAATTTGCCACTGCCGCTGCTAATGGATATACCGTCGCTGAAACACTGCGATATCAGGCAATGCTTATCAGCGAAAAGGTTTCAGCGCTTCTCAATAAGACTCTTCTCAAAAATCCGTATGTGCTTGTGGCTACCGGAGTAGCAGCATTGGTAACAGCATTGCTGGTATACGGGAAAACAGCATCAGACGTAAAAACAAAATCTGAGTTGCTTGCCGATGCTCAGGATAAAATTGGAGATAAGTTATCAGACGCTGAAGCAAAGATTCGTCCGTACATAGATGCTTTAAAAAACGCCAACTTATCAGAGCAGGAAAGAGTAAATATTTATAATCAGCTTAAAGCAATTGATCCAGAAATTGTAAAAGGCATCGATGCAAAAACTATTTCCTATCAGAATTTAGCTGCCAATGTAGATAACTATCTAAATTCTCTGCGTAAGCAGTTTGCGTTAGAAGCTAACAAAGATGCGCTTGAAGCAAGTATTAAAAACGAAAATAAATTTGTTGCCGAAAAACAAAGGCTGCAAAAAAGGATTGACGAGTTAAACAAAAAACAGGGGGAGGGAGAAAATTTCGATTTGGGATTGGAAGGTGAAATTATTGGTCTTGAGACTAAACTAAGAATTACGAATGAAGATCTTGAGAGTCAGATGAAGGTGTCAAAAGAACTTGGTGAAACACAAGTAAAAGCCGAAAGCAATACTCAGGAAGCAAAAAAGCGTACCCTTAAAGTTATCGACGATGAGATAGCCGCTGAAAAAAAAGCCCAGGAGGAACTTTCCACCAATTCAAAAGAATTCCAAGAGCATCAAAAAAAGATCAATTCACTTGAAGATGAGCGAAAGAGAATCGCTGGTGCCACGAAACATGAAATCGCTGAATCGAATAAACTGGAGAGTGAGACAAATACCATTCTCAATGAGCGGAAAAGTATTTTGGAGCAGTTGGCTGCTCTTCAACGCGATGCCAAACAATCAGGATTAACAAAGGAACAATCGGAACTGGACAAGATCAATGAGAAGTACGATAATCTAATTGACAAGATCGTTGAATTCAACCGGAAAACGGATGAATTCAATCGTAAGAACAATACCAATGTTCAGAAATTCGGCCTCCTTGATTTTGCAGCCGTAAATGATACCCGAAATAAGGAGATTGGCAATACAGCATTGATTAAGCAGGGTTCCGAGATATTTAAAAATGACCTGGAAGCACAAAAGAAAATATTCGAGGACTTTCAGCAGTCAGTAAAGGATATTGGCCTTGAAAAAGCGCAGGAAATTTTCTCCGAGCAAACCAAGGGCTTCACCTCGTTTACGTCTTTCTTGGAAGCAGAAGCGAAGAAAAATATTAATCTGATCAACCCGGGCAGGATGGAGGCTATCACCAAAGCCATGTCGGAAGCCCAGAAAAAAAATGAGGAAGATCTTTTCAAGGAAAGACTTGAAAACTTAAAGCGACTATTGACTGAAACGGCATCCTTCTCACAAAAAAGATTGGACTACGAAAAGCAGTATGAAAAAGACGTTGCTGAATTAAAGAAGGATTTTAACGGTCAGGAGCTGGAGGACAGGCTTCAGGTTATCAAGGAAGCCAAAGACGAAAACCTCAAGGCGTTAGGACAAAGCCTTGCCGCCCAAACAAAAGGGTACCGGGCCTTACATCAAAATATCGTATCGTTCACCAAACAAAGAATCCAGGAAGAGATTGAGGCGCTTGAAAAATTGTTGCAAAGCTCTAACCTTGACAAAAAAACAAAGGATGCCATAAAAGCGGCAATTGACGAATGGAAAGATCTGGAAAATTCTATCAGCGATTCCAACGCTGAACTCGACGAGTTTATAGACAAAGCGGGTACCATAAAGGGAAATCTTGATACGCTGGCCAGTGCGGTACAGCCATTCAGCGAAGAGCTATCTAACGCATTGGGAACGATGTCAAATTTAGTAAGTGGGTCTATCGACCTTGCGAAAGCGCTGAAAACATTCAATGAAAATAAAGGAAGTGGCGACCTTCTAAAATCGCTCACCTCTATTACAGGAATAGTTGACGCAGTTTTCAAAGTTGTTTCCGTCATAGTAAATCTTGCCAAACAGGTAACCCGAAAATTAAAAGAGGCCACAGACCAGGTGCATCAATTTAATGCTCAATTGATCACCGGGGAGATTCAGTACCAGGAACTTCTTCGGGAACGGGAAAGACAACTGATATTAAATAACAAACTGACGCTTGACGGATTAGAGGCACAAAAAAAAGAACTCCAGCAGCAAAAGACAGCCAACCAACAGGAATTCGACCAGCTCTTTGCACAACTGCAGAATGAGCAATTTATTAAGGGAAAGAAAATTGAGATCAACCCCTTTAAACTTCTTTTTGGAAAAGGATCCGCCGCTAAAGATGCATTTGAGTCGCTTGCGGGCAAAACATTTGATCAGATCGAAGAGTTGTTTAACAAGGGCCAGCTTACTGATAAAGCAAAAGCAATTTTTGAGCAGCTGCTCAAATTAAAACAAGAGGGGCAGGATATCAATGCTGTTCTTGAAGAAAATCAGCAGAAGCTTGATGAAATATTTACCGGAACAACATTCAGTTCGATAGTTGATTCCATTTCGGATGGCTTCAAAAATGGATTGCACAGTGCAGCAGATTTCGCAGGAACGTTTGAAGACCTCATGCGGCAGGCGATGATATCTTCTTTAAAGTTTCAGTACCTGGAGCCGGCGTTAAAAACCTTCTTCGATGAATTTGCCAAAGCATCTGAAAGCGGGAACACGCTAACAGCAAGCGAGATCGATAACTTGAAGAATCTATTCAATTCTTCGATTGCCGATTTCGATGCCAAGGTCCAGCAGTTTGAGCAGATATCAGGCATTAACCTGCAATCATCGACTGCCGATACCAATTCATTAAAGGGCGCCATCAAATCAATGACCGAACAGACGGCGGAACTTTTAGCTGGCCAGATGGGAGGGTTGAGAATTACGGCGATAGAGCAGCTTTCCATAGCAAAAAGAACGCTCGATGTTCACCTCAATATTGAAAACAATACCGCATCAACTGTTACCGAGATTAAACGAATGTACCAGCTGATGTTTGACGTAACTACGGGGACTAAAAAGTGGACCATTTAAAATAAACACAACATGAATCCAACGGGACTTTGGAGAATAGACGGCATCGATCTTTGGACTACCTACGGCATATTGCTTAGCGAAGGAAGCGCCGACTTCTTGAAATATCCACCAAAGAAAGAATCCACAACGCACGACTGGGGAGATAGCGATGGTATTGATGTTGATCTACAAAGAATTTTTTTAGGTCAAAACGAAGGTGTGCTAAGCTTCGTTATCATTGCGAACAGCACGCAGCAATATTTTGACCGCCACGATGCTTTTATAAACCTTTGGAAGAAGCCAGGCCTCAGGCGGTTGGAGATTGCTGCTCACAACGATAGGTCTTATTACATTTTCTACAAAGAAACCAACAACTACAGCCAGGTTGGAAGGCATGAGCTGAGGCCCGGGAACCCGCTCGCTCAATATGACATTATTCATCGATTTTCAATGGTAGTAGTTGAGCCGGAACCGAAAATTTATCCTGGTAATGTTTACATAGTAACCGAAGATGGTAAATTCTTAATCTCCTAGCATGCATTCAATCGACATATACAGGTATAATGACAAATATATCACCGTAAAGCCTGATGACAACAGCGTTCAGGTGAAGGCGGTGATGGGCGATAATAATATTCAGTTGAGTTTTGAGCTTGATCACGAGGCGAAATTTAAGGTCGGCGATTGGTGTACCGTTTTTGGAGAACGGTATATTCTGGCTGAAAATCCGCCACCGGTTACGAAAGAAACAAAATTCAACTACAAATACACCCTGACGCTGAAAAGCTTCGCTTCAGAGCTTGAAAAGATCCAGTATTTCTTTTTGGGTGAAGATAATCTACTTCGTGAACCTGAATTTTCTGTTACCGGCACGGCCCAAACCTTTATCGACCTTCTGTTGTTAAATACGGAAAGATGGATCACTGATAATACCAACTTTGGTCCTCCGGGATTAACCTATGATCACTGGTCTGCCCCTGATGTATTGACCACAGACTACAAAACAATCACCTTTGCAAATGACAACTGCCTTTCGGCCCTTTCCAAGATAGCAGAGGCGTTTGGTACTGAATGGTGGGTGACAGGGAAAAAGATCTATGTGGCCAAAGTTATTAATGACACCAGTATCACCCTAAAGCATGGAAGGAGAAGGGGGCTTTACGATATCACAAGACAAGCCGCTGATAATTCAAGGCTTATCACAGTGGTATTTCCATACGGTGGTGACAAAAACATTCCATCTGATTACGGAAGTCTGCGGTTAAAATCAAACTATCCATTTAACAGAATATCCAACAATGAAACGACATATGGCGTCATCGAGCAGGTGGTTATTTTTGAAGACATATATCCGAAAAGAACGGGAAAGGTTACCGGAGTTGACGCCACCAATTTTTTCAAGTTCACCGATACGACCATAAACTTCGACCTTTTTGCCAACCTGCTGCCGGGGCTATCTCCGAAGGTGGTTTTTAACACCGGTCAGCTTGCGGGGTACACTTTTGAGATTGGCGCATGGGACAACGGCACTAAAACGATTACGCTGTTAAAAAACAAGGATGAAACATCCATTGACGTTCCGAGTAATTTATTGCGGCCTGAAATTGGGGATCAGTACGTTTTTGTCGATATAAAGCTACCCGCGACATATATTACAGAGGCGGAACAGAAGCTTTTCGCTGCTGCAGCCGACTACCTGCTGCAGTATTCAGTGCCGAGATTCAGCTTCTCAATTAATCTTGATCCAATTTATGTTAGGAACAACAACCTTGAATTCTCCATTGGGGACATGATTTGGGTAAAGGATGATGATTTGGAAATCGACAGGAAGATCAGGATCGTATCTACATCCAGGAACATTGTAGAAGAAAATAAGTATGCACTGACCCTTTCCGATGGCGTGCCACAGGGGACCGTTCAGGCCATTCAAAGCAATGTAGCATCCACACAGGCAAATGTTAGCCAGATCACCACAACATTAAAAAGCGGTCTTTTGTTCAATGGCAGAATGAGCCTTCCGGAGACCACAGATGTAACAGGTATGTCACAACTGTACATAGACAATAATACGGACAAAATTTACAAGAAGGTTTAATCTAGTAACTAATTAGCAAGTTTCTGTATTTAGAAGAATCCTGATTTTGATAGGTTATAGTTTGCAAGGGTAATGCCCACTCTTACACTCGATCAGGATATACAAACAACGACGGTTCATGAATTGCCGGATTATTTGTCCTATGGCCCACTGGCCAATTCGGATGAAATGCTGCTATTCAAGCCAGACGTGAACAAGACACTGAAATTTACTGTTCAAGACTTAGTTGATATTGTGAACGGTGTTGGTGCGGGAACGTTCACCCCTGTTATTAATGGCGATACCTACATTTATGATGTTCCTGAAAGTGCTGCCGGAAGTGATACAGCATCCATCCCAGAGCTGGCAGGAAAGAATTTCAAGCTTCGTGCACCCAACGGAGTTATTTACAAAACAAGCGAATACCAAATTCTGAATGGGGGAGGCTTTAAGCTCTTAAAAACTGGTGAAGTTTTAGTGGAGGGGACTCGTTACGAGCTAATGCTATATTCCCTGGTTGGCGGCGCTCCTGTCACCTCAAATGATGTGAAGCCTTTAATCATTGGTTCGGTTTCGGTCTCAACGAACATTACCTATGATGTAGTGAATCATGTCAATAAACTGCTTCAGTTAAGAGGCGGTTCTACCCAGCTTACAATAACCCTGGCTGATGTAGGTGATGTGCCGGATAATACTATTATCGTCATTGAGGCCATGATCAACAACACGGTGGAGCATAAAATTCAGACATCGACCGGGCAAAATATATACATGAATAATACTTCCTATGGTGCTCTTTACATGAGAGCGGGTGAGGTATTATGGTTATACCGCTCAGACGATGGCTATTATGTGATCAATCAGGATTTTGCAAAAATGTATAATGAGCTTGTGGCCTATCCACGGGCCTCTTACAAAGTCGGCCTGAATGAACTCAATTGCAACGGGCAGCAAATAGAAAAAGCAAAATACAGAAGGGCTCTTGAAGTGGCGCAAAGTCTAGGCGCTTCCTTTATCGATAAAGCTACCTACGATTCCGACCCTCAAAAATATAAAGGTTGTTGGGTGGATGTTGATTCGACATACATCCAACTTCCTGATTTAACCAACGGTTTTTTGCGTGGAATTAAAACCGGCGATACGGGGAGACCTTTTAATAATCCGGGTGGCTTCCAGGACGAATCTTTAAATATTTCTTCCGGTGTGAAGGGAGTTAAAGTGACGGGGACAGGTACGATCGCCTCTTCGGTTGATAGTGTGAATTCTACAGGACAGGAATTTGACCTTCTCCATGTATTTGACATCAGCCCGAAACAGGGAACTGAAACAAGGCCGGTGAACATAGGTGTTTACTGGACAATCAAAGTTTAATTATGAAACGGATCATCATATTTGTTTTTTTACTGGCTTCATTTCTTTCAAACGCTCAATACAAAACAGCTATTGGAATAGATACATTTCCCGTTCCAGCTTCTTTATCTGCGTACACTTTCATTATCTCGAATAAAAAAGGAGATACTACATGGGTATGGAGTGTCATTGATAAGAAGTGGGTTGCTCATCCGGTTGGTGCTGGCGGCAGCGGCGTTTCTTCCGTTCCCAGTCTCAACAAAATCCTTTTCTCCAATAATAGCGGGAGTTTGTTTCCAACAATAGTTGATACCACAATGTTTTACGATGCTGTTTTTAAGCATCACATATTAACCAATGCAGGAGGAGCAGATACAGTAGCCTTTCAATATAATGATAGCACCATCGCATTCAAAAGCGATAGCCTGTTCTCTACATCCGCAAGGATATCTGTTACACCTAATCATAGCACGACAACCCGCAGGTATAATTTTGACATCGTACCTGGAAACGTACTGCTTTCTACGCTTGGCGGAAATCTGAACCTAAACCAATTGGCTCAAAATGGTGCCACAACAGGACAAGTACCTAAATGGAGCGGTTCGGCATGGGTTCCAGGAGATGTTGCAGGTGGCAGCTTTTCAGATGGCGGCTATGCTTCACCGATCAATAAAAAGGTAATAATAAAGGATACCATTGCTAATACCTATTATCATACCGATGGAGCGGTGATGCTTGATAACAACCCACAGAACAATGATTTCTTAATTGATAGCAGCAGAATATTTGTAAGGCGAACGCCTTCGCAGATACTTACCCTTATTGGCGCCGAATCCTTATCGAATAAGGCAACCGATTTCAGTACGATCAACAATACCAAATATCCAACCACTCAGGCCGTATCAAACTTCTTTGCTGCACAGCCCAACTTTTACACTACTAACGGCTACATTGACGATGCTACCAGAAAGATTTACGCTGAAAAAAGAAAGATTGATTTTCAGGATTCAGCAATGAATAACTACTTCGAACTAAAATTCGATAGTGCAGCTGGGTTACAGGTTGACAGTTATGTTGCTAACGCTGGATTTGGGAAGGATGCGGAAGTTACCTGGGCTCCAGATGCAATTACTCTGCTTGCAGATAATTACGATAGGAATATTGGGATGAAATTCCGAATGAATGATTCATTAGCTGTCTTTGAACCGGCTATCTACAATGCTGTACAGACCTTTGAAATTGCACTACCCAAATTCAAGATGGATTCACTGGGAGCATTTGCAGGAACATCTGACAGATTAGTTGGGGTAGATCAGGCAGGGTACATCAAAAGAATTGATTCAATCGCTGTTGATAATAACTATCCATTTAAGTTTTCCGGCAATACATTAGGAACCTACTGGGGTCAATTAAAGGTTGGTTATAGCGGCGGAATGGCCTTTGAGTATGAGGGTATCAATCCTTATACGTCAAATAAAAATGAAGTAGCCTATTCGTCATTTGGAAATATTTTCAGAACAACCTACGGTATCGATACGGCTTTATTCACCATGGATGCAGATAGTTCTTTATCTCAGATTGTTTTGAGCGCAAAAGACATTTTTTTCAAGCAGCTTTCCTCATCCTCTGATACTTCAACTTACAAACCTTTTGGAATTTCTTCTACTGGTAAAGTGGTGCAAATGGCAAGCTGGTTCGGTAGCGGTGGCGGTGGTGGTGGTTCGTCAACATTTGCAGGACTTACAGACGTAAACGTTTCATCTCCATCTAACGGTCAGTTTGCACAATACCAAACATCGGATAACAAATGGCATAATCATTCGCTTGTTGCAGGCGACATTCCAGACCTTTCATCGTCTTACATAAAAAACGGTACTTCTCAACAGACATCTGCCAATTTTAATATTGATGGATATGGAATTGTAGATACTATTTACGGTTCAACAGCTTCGGGTGGTAATCTTTATTTATTCTCTACATCAAATGCAACAAAAGGAAAGATTTATTTTGGAGCAAACAATGTACTTGACGTTGCCAATAATAAACTGGGGATAGGTACGGCTTCACCCATAAATACTTTTCATCTTTATAAGAGTAGCGGAAATCTTTTTGCAACGTTTGATGATGGCACTGACTTTATTGATTTATTCTCTCAGGGTAGTGCAGCCGGTTTTGATACTTATGGCGATTTTGTGGTGCGGGCTAAAACGTATGCAAACCGTGGTACGGGTTCATGGGATCATGCAATGTTTAAAGTTACTTATGCTGGAACGGTAAATATTCCTGTAACACCCGCAACCTACTCATCTGGCGGTTATTCAATGGCGGTTTATAATACAACATCAGGTAATATTGAAAAGGTACCTGCATTATCATTAACCACTACTGGAACATCTGGCGCCGCAACATACAATGCTGGTACCGGTGTTTTAAACATTCCAACTCCATCATCTACTGCAACTACATGGGCTGGATATTTTGCCACCATCAATGCTTCTGCTACCAGCTATACATTGAATGGAGAAAACGAAGCTGTATTTAACGGTAGCAGCCCACAAACATTTACACTTCCAACAAGAGCAAGCAGCAGCAACGAGGTTTTCTTAATTAAAAACAGGGGAACGGCAACGCTTACCATTTCAGCGAACACCAGTGAAAGTATTTACACCAACTCATTAGTTTCATCGTTCACTATTGCACCTGGTGAATCGGCGATTCTTGTAAACAGCTACCTGTATTGGAATGCTTATGTTAACGATGCCGCTCTTACACTTTCAACACAAACGACAAACGCTACAGCAACCACATTGACGACATACACCTGTCCAAGTGATGCAAGCGGCACTTTGGTTGTTGACATGGTGGCTTCAAAATCGGATAATTCAAAATCATTGGCCGGTAAAAAAACAATTCACTGGCATAGTACATCTGGAACGGTGACGGTAGACGAGGTAGTTGATGAAGTGGCAGATTATCTAAGGGGATTCACAACAGCAACATGGACGGTTGATGCGAGTAGTGGCACATTAAGGATAAGAGTAACGGGTGAAGCCTCAACGACTGTGAATTGGAATGCGACTTACAAAATCAAATACCAATAATATGGTCTTAAAACTATTATTCATCATGCTGTTTCCAACCCTTTGCTTTAGTCAAAGAAGGTTAACAGATAATTCCAACCTTACTAGGGGTGAGGTCAACACATTAATAGGTGGCGGATGTAGTCTGTTGAATGGAACTGGCTTCGTAAAGGTTAGCGGCACCACTATAAGCTACGACAACACAACATATCAAACTCAGTTAAGTGGGACAGGTTTTGCAAAACTGAGTGGGACAACGGTTACTTATGACAACAGCGCTTATTTAACTATCACGGATGCTGCTTTGACGTATCAGCCTATTGGAAGTTATTTAATAAGCAATCAGACTATTACATTATCAGGGGACATTACAGGAAGCGGAACCACAGCAATAACGACCACAATCGGAAGTGGTAAGGTAACCAATGCAATGCTTGCCGGTTCAATAGCTGCATCCAAATTAGTAGGCTCTGATATCACATTAAATGAAAGTCAGATTACAAACCTCACAACTGATTTAGCAGCAAAGCAATCTATATCAACAAATGAAGGTGGATGGACAGTTACCAAAGTTTCCGGATCTGATTTTACAACTACCAACACTTCACTGACTGATGTTACTGGTTTGGTTACAGGGACTTTGAGTACAGCAACGCTATACGAGTTTGAAGCGGTGCTTTATGTCAACTCTTCCTCTACGGCAGGAATAACTATCGGCGTTCAGCAATCGGGAACAGGATCCGGACAGATAGGTGTTTTTACAGGAACGGCTACCAGTGCGGCAGCAACCGGTATGGCTATCGGCTCAAATGCTCTCAATACAGCATCAGCAGCATGTGTACTTGTTGCCGGTGATGGGCAAATTACTATCAAAGGATTTATAAAAACAGGTTCGGCAGGATCGCCAACAATAAGCATAAAGGTGGCAAAGGCAACCAGTGGAACAGCAAAAGTTTATATAGGTTCAAAACTCAGATATCGTGCAGCATAAAAAAACAAGTATGAAAACACTCAGCGCAATAACTATCATTCTTCTTTTTTCGGTGAAAGCCAACTGTCAAACTATTGATACGGTATCGGTAAGAAATCTTCAACTGCAAGCGCAGGATTGGGCATGGCTTGTAGGAAAATACGGAGACACTAACGAGGACAGTGCCACATCTTACCAAGTAAGAAGGATTAGGGACAAGATAAGAACCGTCAATCCTGCATCATGGACAACCAATGTAACAATCGATTCAATACCTGGAAAGATTGTTCTGGCAATGTACAACGGTGTTAAGAATGCGCCCGCAGGAGAGATAGCATCACGGTATGCGGCTATTACTTCGGCTATCTCTGGTAAATCAAATATGATCTACTGGACAAACATCGCTGATGCTATTTGGGCAGGCTATTACACCAAATTCAGGGACAGGGGTAAAACAATCTTACTGGATAATTAATTTTTTATGAAGAGACTTTTTATCATACTCATTGCTTCAATCAGCACACTTTCCTGTTTGGGACAAACACAGAGGCAGAAGGATTCTACCATGATCGTTAATGGAGGTGTTTGTGCATGGTATGACTTCACTGGTGCGACCGTCAACAATGCGTCATGGAGTGGAAGCACAATTAATGCTGCCGCAAGTGCTATTAACGGCAATACTTCAGCAATGGACAGTGTGGTTGAATTCGGAAGACAGATTTACCAACCATTTAATATCGTTGTTACCCGCGACAGCACTCTTTACAATCTCGCCAAGCCAGGCAGAAGGGCATGGATAATAATTACCCCTTCTTACCAGTGGTACTGCGGAGTAACTATTTGTGTAGGCGGCGTCTCTTTTACCGGCTCTATGGCGAAGGCAGATGATACACCGTCATGGGTATTTGATGGCCTTGGGGGAAGCAATAGGGCAAGAGTGGCCGCCCACGAACTTGGTCATCAATTAGGGTTGAGTCATTATAATTCCAATGGGGGAGGTTCGGGTGAGACAGGATGGATTCCGCTGATGACTTCAACGGGGACTTTGTACTCAAAAAATATGGTTACCCTATCCCGTGGTGCCAATGAATTTTCAAGTCAGCAGGACGATATAGCAATTATATCATCGGGACAATTATACAATACGGGTGCTATTGGAACATCTACATTTCTTACCCTTGGTGGCGCACGATTAGGGGATGCTGGAACAACCTTCAATACGGCCAAGTATTTAAGAAAAAACCAGGTATTCAATGGATTTATCGGGGTAAACGATTCGGATTACTACAAAATAGAAATTCCATCTACACAAAGTGTGACTATTGGAGTAACGCCGTCATACATCGGGACAAGTGGAACTAGCGCCACGCTGGATGCTGCTATTGATATCATTAGTTCAACGGGTTCAATTATCGCATCCAGTTCAAACACCACAACGCTTGCCGCCACAATTACACAGACTTTGAATGCTGGCACATACAGAATTAAAGTAAGGGCTGACAAGGGAAATGCAAATAACCTTACTGGCTATGGATTTATGGGTAATTACACTATATCATACACCTTTTAATAAAAAAACATGAAGAAAATTATCGCACTGCTTTCAATCGGATTCGCTCTTAATTCTTCAGCGCAAAAGAAGGATTCTGTTCAGCCAACAATGGACACAGTATTTGTTTTTTCGGTGCAGGATATGCAAACCATTGCCAACATACTAATGGAAAGCAATGTAAATATCAATGGTAAGCCAGCTACCGGAAAAGAATTAAATCAGTTTGTGGAGTGGATGTTTAAGCATGGTCAAATATTCAAAAAAGAACAACCTAAAAAATGAGGTTCATCTTAACGATATTACTTTTCTTTTCTCTGACTACGCAGGCCCAATATAAAATACTGATGCCGAAAGTTAGCAGCATCCCGACATCAGTTGTTCAGGCAATTCATTTGAATCTGTTGAATGAATACCACGACGAACTTCTTTATCCCAAAATCCAAAGTGTCAATTATCCGCTCACACTTCCTTTCACCAGGAATAATCTGAAGGATACAACAGGAACGGCAAGCAATGTAAACCTTGTTGTCAATACGGGTGCATTACAGTCAGCATCGACTGCTCCCGATGGTGGATTGGATCCGGCTTCTGATAACGTATGGTGCAAACAGTATGTGACCGGAATGGGATGGAGATTCAATGATGGTGGAACATTCAAGCTAACAGGCTTACCCGCTAACAGGCAGGTTAAGCTTTATTTCCATTTCAACGACTTCTATTACTGGTCAGCGATCGTCAATGTCACCGCTAACGGGATAACCTCACCCAATAGAAATACATCAGGCAACCAAGGTACGTGTGCCGGTTCTCCTTACGAGGATCCTGCTTTGGATGTTCTGCAGGTTACTACTACATCACTCGGCGAAATCAACATAACTGCTCACTGGGTAAGTGGTAACCCATGGGTTCACCTTACCTCTCTTTACATTCAAATACTATCGAACTAATGAAAAAGCTTCTTACGATATTATGCCTTTTTGTTACCCTATTCTCACAGGGTCAGGCATTACAACAAGCTACCTTTTCAAATGGTCCATTCTTTTACCAAACGGTTCCAGGATTAGTTTCTCTTCCCGATGACTATAATGATTCGGTAAATAAGAAATATCCGATACTTATTTTTCTTCATGGACACGGCGAAGGAAGCAGCACCCGCAATGATGCTTTGTTGAAAAGCGCATCGCTCCCTTACCTGATCGACCATGGGCAAGTACCTAAATGCGTTTCAGCTGGTAAGACGGTAAAATTTATTGTGGCTTGTCCTCAGTACGATCTTAATACAACCATCGGCCAATACAACCACCAGGATGTCTGGAATTACTTTATCAATGGATTATTAAGTACGTACAGGGTTGATCCTTCAAGAATTTATGTTTCCGGTTATTCAGGCGGGGCCGAGGGTGCCGTTTCCGGATGTACATGGAATCCACAAGCAGCACAGAGAATAGCCGCATGTTATGTTACTTCGTTCACGGGGTTTCTTAACCAACCACCGGAACAGGATTCGGCTGCCTCTATGGGTAAGAGGTATCGCGTAAAACTTCATGCTATTTACGGAAGTGCTGATACACTCAACTCTACCAATGGTGCATTAAAAACCGTACAGCTAATAACAATTTACAATTCACTTACGCCTTCACCACTGGCTTTTGTAACAAGGCTTCCCGGTGTTGGGCATGATGGTATCATAGCGTTTGATACAGCCTTCCGAACGAATGTAAACAACGTTACGAGTAAGAATGTATACGAGTGGCTCTACCAGTATCAATCGACACCGCCACCTGATCCAAACCTTACCGAACTACCAGGTGTAAAAATCCCAATCACTACGAAATATGTCTGGCAGGATAACAGCCAACAGGATAGGGCAGATAAATTAGTTAATGGTGATACCCTTGTTAATTACTCACCAGCACGACCGATCATTTATACCACGCACGAAGTAGTATTTGACCTGTGGGATTGGAGCGCAAGAGTAACAGGGGTTAAAATGTTCATTGCGAACTCTGATACCTGTACCGTCGATATCATCATGGAGAAAACCAACAGTACACAGGTTAGCTTAGGTACTTTTCATGGTGGTGCCAATCAGCATTTCGTCTATGCTTCTCCTGATACCGTAAGTACGATCGCTAAAATTATTTTCCGCTCTTCATCATCAAACTATCAATTTGGTTCTGAGATCGAAGTATGGGGACATTATATCAACCCATCCAATGCACCGCCAAAAGCGAAAGCGCCACTTGGGCAAATGTCTGGGGCTGTTGATCACTCTTATGATCACATGAACCCGGCTAAGATAGCCGCCATAGAATCTCTCGGTATCACGAACCTGCGTACATGGGAAAACGGATATGAGGTAACCGATGGATCCAACTCATTCAGGTTTGAGCCAGAACTGGGAACGGACAGGTACTCTACTGATTCGGCATTTGGTATCCTGCACAGGTGGAAGCCTTCTATCTATACCTGGAAAGCGATAACAGGACAGTGGACGCCACAGAAAAATAGTTGGAATGTTATCGACAACTTCCCGAACCGGTACATCAGGGGAACAGTTACCAACTTTATTAATCATGGATCATGGGGTGAAGTCTGGATGAACATTTCTGCAGTATCTCAACCTACCGAATATCTTATCACGCTTTGGTATGTATATAAGGGTGGGGCGCTAATCAATGTCACACAAACACCAGAATATTTTTCCAGTTCATTACTGGAACAAACAAGACATTTTAATGTTGGGGGTGGATTATCTATTTCCGTTGGCGATGTTCTCACCTTCTACAAATCGCAGGAAAGCGTAAACCCGATTTATTTTGGCGATAACGACCTTCCACGAAGAGACCTGGATTCTGCTCACCTTCTAACAGGGCAGAACATGAACGTTTATGCCCGTAGAGGCGGGAAGAATACGGCTGTTGCTAACTATCCCTTACAATCACCCGCCCAAAGGCTACTGAAAGGTGCTGGCATTTACAGTGGAGTGGAACCATTTAACGAAGCTAACGGATGGTGGACAAACTGGCTAGGCTTCTGGAATGGCAAAACGATTTTCCACGGGATGAACATGGCCTATGATGGCTTTAAAAAATCCTTCCCCAATACAGGAGCAAAACAAGCTGATTCGACAATCGATGTTATTTGTGGAGGGCTCGCCACTCAGTTTACTGATCAACTCTATGGAATAATCGAAGAGGCCAGAAGGGTAAGAGGTTATTTACCCGATGGCACAATCGATGTTCCTTTTACGGCAGTCAATATACACATCTACCCTTCGGCGGGTGGACAATATGGCTACGGAAATAATGGCGGCTTGCCATGGGAATCTATTCGTTCCTACGTACAGGATTTTGTTAACCTGATTCAACGAAGAATTCCACACACGAAATTATACATCACCGAATGGGGATGGGATCAGAATGTAGGATCACCGCTTCATGCCGGCGCTTATGGGCCTTACACCAGGGAAATCGTAGGCGCAATGTGGATGGTAAGAGGAATGTTTTGCATGGAAGTGGATGGGGTGGATAGGGCAACTTATTATCCTTTGTTCCAGGATTGGCCGGAGAGCGTTTCCAATAACTCGACTACCCAATTCGGCACCATGCGGTTATTACGTCAGTTAAATGATGGCGACGCCAATACCATAACAAGATCACCGCAAGGTGACTACATGGCCCAGTATAACAATACTGTAGCGGCGTACACTTATTCTGATTCCGTTGCCACAGGTTCACCGTGGCTTCACGCATACAAATTCGCAACAACGGATAGTACCAAGATTGCGCTGTGGAGTGAAGAAATTACTTCTATCGTAAATGATACTACAGCCTTCGCAGAAAGAAAAGGGACGATCACTTTGAATATACCAGCAGGGAATTATAACATAAGGCAGTTCCAGGATAACGGCAGTACAGTAATGAGTAAGACAACATCTACAAGTACCGGAAGCGTGACATTCAATTACTCGGCAAAACCGATCATCATTGAGTATTCGAACGCTGCTCTTCCACCGCCGCCGCCACCGCCTTCAGATAGACTATTCTTTAAGATCAAGCAAAAGGTTTTGAAGTTCACAAGATTGTTTTTTTAAACAAAAGCCCTGCACCTCTTCCACCAAAAGATTATGCAGGGCCAAAACTAAAATGATAACCAAATCCACCGAACAAGGTGGTACAAAAACAAGGCCACCAATGGAGCAAACGGAATCCTTACAAATGAAAGCCGATTTACGCAACCTAAACGGCAAAGTGGATAAGATAATCAACATCCTATCCGGAAATGAATTCGACAAAAACGACAACGGCATGGTTGGCGATGTGCGACAGCTCAAGGCAAGAGTTGCAAAGCTGGAGCGATGGAAAGACCGTGTTATTTATTTTTTGGTCGGGGCATCCTTCGCGGCCGGATGGACCATAAGCGATTTACTTCAGAAATTTTTTATTCATAAATAAAGCATCCACCATGCAAGAGTTTAAGCAATACATTTTGGGAGAGCTGTCTATCCCTTACTATTTGGCAGCGTTCTTTTTTTCCTTCATTGCGATATTGTTATCGCTATACGCTCATTCACGGAAAAGGGATCCTGCGTCAACACGAACACCAGTGAAGTTCAGTTGGGGATTTCTCCTTTGGGATAACCTATTGAGGATATTGGCCACGATCGCGCTGATGTTTATTTTCTTTCGTTTCTCTCCGGACATCTTTGGTAAGCCGCTTAGTTTTCCTATTGCGATCGGCATCGGCTTTTTCCTGTCGTTTGGTCTGGATAAGGCCATTCAATGGCTACAACAAAAATTTGACATTCTTAAAATGGGCTAGTAATGTATATCAGCAAAACCACATTAACACTCATAATAGGCGCGCTGCTAGCAGTCATCTTATTTACCTGGCATCATTCACCTGCTTCACTACAAGAAGGCTCGGAACAGGTTGACACTTTGGAGTGGGTGAATGATGCAGGAGATATTGTTGCTTCCTTGAAGGCAGATCCTTCTTATTTCGCAGCTGACCGGGCGCACCTGATAGATAGTCTGGCCAAGGTGTATAACAGTAAACCAAAAAACGTTATTGAATACGTTATCGCAACAACGGAAGGGCAGAGCGATATCCGTCCGGAAGGAAAGCCAACAGTCGAAGATTATTTTCCGATCGATACAGCTAAAAAGGATTGTCCACCGGTGCAAAGAAATGTAGCACAGAACTTTTCCAGTCCTTATTACAAAGCGCATGTACAGATAGGGGACAGCTCTTACATGCATCTGCAGTCATTCGATACGGTGACGGTCCTTTGGAAGAAAGTAAATGAAGGATCAATTTTCAATCGCAAGCATTTAATTCAACTGGACGTGTCAACTGCAAATCCTGATACAAAAGTTTCAGGCATTAAAGCATATCGCATTTATGAAAAACCAAAGAGATGGGCAATTGGTGTTCAGTTAGGCTATGGTGTTTCATTCACGGATAAAATTCCGAATCCTGTCCCTATGATTTCTTTTGGTATTACCCGTACGATAATCCGGTTCTAGTCATTAATTATTCACTATAAAAACACTTTTTATGTTAACATCAGTTTTCAATTTCCTACAGAGAGTCTTTCATTGGGATGCCGATGATTCAGTTTTGACCAAGATCCTGACAGTAGTATTCGGACTATTCGGGATCGTATTAATGTTCATCTTGATCGGTAGCTCTTATGGCATTGGTCACAATCTGCTTGCACAGGCTCACAGAGCTGGTCATGGAGGCAGCGAAACATTATTTGCAACACTGTTTTTCGCAGGCGCTGCATTTTGGGGATGGCTTAATTTCTCTGAAAGAATCCCTTTCAAAGTAAATGACATCGTTGCGATCATTATCCTTTTGATATTGATCATTCTGGGCGTGAATGCGAATACCGGCTTTTTCGGGCACGTTTATTAAGTAACAAGCCAACCATCCACCACCATGTATTTTCTATTAGCACAAATACTCTTTGCTGTGTGGGCGATAATGTTCGCCCACTTTCAAGTGCCTTGCATAAAGGCTATGAGAGAGTATGTGCCAATGGGAAATCCATATCATCGTCCGTTTCATTCAAGAGGAATGCTGCTGTCGTCACTGGTAGCAGCATTCTTGATTTCCCTGGTTTATGGAGCTACAAAGGACGTTCTTCAATGTGCATTTATCATCATTCCATTTATAGCAGTTTACAAAATATTGTTCGATGGAATTATCGGGCTGTCAATCTGGGATGATTTCTTTTACATCGGCACAACCGCAAAGCAAGACAATTGGATGAATACTCATTTTCCACATGACAGACCAGGTGAAGTAAAATTCTTTCTCTGCATAATCCTATTCCTATTGTTCAACATCACAAACTATCTGTTATGAAAAACCTATTCATCCTCCTGGTGATCGCCTGTGTTTTTGTTTCATGCGGCACACCGAAAGATGCTTTTGAATACAAACCAATAGAAATCGATTTCGTAAAGGTTGTTTCCAAAGAAAGGTTGATCGATGCACGAATGGTAACCTTCTACTGGTTTGTGTACCGGGATTATAATGGGCAGGAGCACTGGCTGCCAGTGTATCGGGGACCGCATAATACGTTACTTGTAAAACTATAAAGACTATCTGCTATGATTACTCCCAATATCAAAAAGAAGATCCAGGAGATCGTTTCGGTCTTCGAAACATCTTCGTTAGAGCCCAAATATGATATTCTTGTTTGTCTTCATGATGGCCCGGGCAAAATTGCACAGATTACGTACGGCAAGCATCAAACCACAGAATACGGAAATCTCAAAACATTAGTGCAGGCATACTGCAATAGAAAAGATGCCCGCTATGGCCATGAGCTTGAAAATTATCTTCAGTTTATTGGAAAGCATGACCATCCGCTTGCTGATAACATCCAGTTCAAGCAGCTTTTAAAATACGCAGGTACTGATTATGTGATGCATGAAGTGCAGGATGAATTCTTTGATAAGTTTTATTGGAACCCTGCATTCGCTTTTTTTACTCAAAACAAATTCACACTGCCTCTTTCCATGGCGGTGATTTATGACAGCTATATCCATTCGGGATGTGTTCCTTCATGGCTGCGCGATGACTTTAAAGAAGTTCCACCGGTTAAAGAGGGAGATGAAAAGGCCTGGGTGAACGCATATGTGAATTGCCGCGATTACTGGCTGGAGCATCATCCGGATAAAGTCCTTCGCAATACTGACTATCGGACCGATACCTGGCAGGAAGAAATTAAGAACGGCAACTGGGATTTATCGCAGCCTGTAACCTGCAAGTTCAACAAAGAAGATAAGAGCGAATGGGTAACTGTAGTATCATAAATTTTTGACCATGGCATTCAGTAAAGAAGAAATCGATTCACTAAAAAACATCCTGCAAAATGCAGATGATAAACTGCTGTTCGAATTATTCGGAGACACCTTTCATGTGGCCAAGCAAATGATCAAAGAAAAGAAGCGGAAGGATCTATCGGAAGGACCCTATCAATTTCACCAACGGTTTTCTGACTTGTAAAAGCCATGGCCAAGAAAGGTAAAAAGATTGGAAAGGAACACTACGATTTTAAATATCACCAACAATTTCAGCAGCTCATTAACCATGGCAAGCCGGAACCAAAAACATTTCTAGGATTCAAACTAAAAACTGAAAATATTAATCAACTCTGGAAGTGGGATGATCTTTCAGATGTAAGAAGCTAAAGGAACTAATGCCTGGATATTTATCTGCGGCAACAGTAAAGCAGTCAATTTTCTCATAAGCAAGATTTCCCCTGATGTTTCTACATCGGGGATTTTTATTTACAATTTTCGTGTAAAAATATTCTACAACTTTTTTGAAGAAATATTCTGCAATTGTACCTTTACGTTAGTTCTTTTCAGTAGATCAATAAAGGGAGATGAAAGTTCGATCCTTTCCTACTGGCACAACCTTTTATTACGATGCCGGCTTTCTGAATAAGAAAGCATAGGGTTCACGCCGAATTGTGAATAGGGTCCTGCCGAATCAGGATCGCCAAAGCAGTTATGCATCCGCTGCGAGTAGCTAAATAATATTGGATGCCACATGCAGCAGCTACGTCCGTTTTTAATTCAACGTTGAAACTTAATTAAGTCTTTCCAGCCTCTCCAAATCGGGAGGCTTTTTTCGTAGAAAAAGGCGGCGAAAGTAGTTGAGTGAATCGAAAAAATGAAGCCATAGTTATGCACAATATGTGTACTAAAATCCTTGGCACAAATTGCAGAAATTACGATTTTAAGAGTTTATTTTTGTTCAGCGACTTATACAAATAAGAAAGCCTTCAGTAAAAAATGTTTTCGAGGCATTTTACCAAAGGCTGTAAGTTCAAGTTCTTTGACAGCCACAAAATTATTCAATTCATTGCGATAACGCAATATCTCTCTCTTTGGATTTGTCCACAAATTTTCATCAGTAGAATTCCCTGGATTTATTACGCTTGCTCTGGTAAAAATGCTGTCTGCTCATTAGGCAGATAGTCCGATTATGGACGAAAGTTCAACACCTATGATGGAACGGACAAATCCGAATCCACCTTGTCGTTGCACCGACGGTACGGTCTTCACCCCCTGGATCACAATTAAAGGGAGGAAGATCTACCGTAAAGATGGGAAAGTCTGGGCTTTCCCTTGTTCGCGTTGTAATGGCTAAAATTTGACACTGTGGTTAGTGTCTGTAAAAAGGGCCTTTGAAAAGGCTTGTAGTTCCGGTCTCTTTAACCGGTTAAACCTAGCCCTCAGATCTGGTACATCTGGGGGCTTTTTTGTTAAAGAGCGTAAATGTAGAACGAATTTAATTATGCAATTATTGTGCAGCAATTTTTTTTGTCAAGGCGGTGTAAACTCTTATTATTCAATGATTAGAAACAGCTTCTTTGATGTTATTCACTTTTCAATTTATCCATTTGCCTTAAAAGGCGAATATTTCAAATTATCGCCTAAATTGGCGAATGGCCATCGTTGAGATTCCTATAAGCTTTGAATACGAAGGGATAGAATTTACCGGCAGTTTTTCTGCGCACTCAGGTGCTTTGAATTATTGGGATTTGAATCTTAACGGCTATAGCTACGGAATACTCGCTAAATACTCGACCGGCTGGCAATGGTGCAGCAATGGTAAGGCTCCAATGTTTTTAGAAGATTATATGGAGCAGTTCTTTGTTAGTGTTGTTGAACAATACCTGCATGCATTGAAGTGAATGTACGTGCACAATTTTTGCATGCGTTATTCAAACGCTGTGTATCATGGAACGATTGCAATTAGATCCTTTAGCGCCTTGTTGTAAAGAACTGGAAAAGTTTATTGAGCCCAATACAGAACTTGGCAAAAGCGATTTCCTCAAGATCATCACTTACCGGGTTTCCTATTATGCTATTACCATTATTAAGTTATTGGTATTCTCCCGGATTGGAAGGGATGAAAAAGGAGAGATTTATTTCTACTGATTCCTTCGCGAAAAAAAGCCTTATTTTTATCCAGTTTTCACTATGTAGAAACATTAAAACCCTTTACTGGCGTGTGTTTCATGAGGTAACAAATGAGGTAACATTTTTTGTTTCGAATGCGAAAATAAAAAAATAGCTTCTTTTTAAATATTTAAATATCAATCAATTAAATAACTTGACGAGGCTGAAATTAGTGTAGGGCAATCCCACCCTTCGCAACAGAAAAGTTCTTAACTCATTGATTGAATAGTATTTAAAAGAGGGCTGGCACTCTCAGGTAACAATTCAGGTAACAAATACTATCAAAATCATGTGGTCAGAACTAACGATTTATCCAAAGAATCCGGAATCTTCAGACATGGACAAAACATGGCGCGTGAGATTCCGGTTTTTTTATGCCGGTAAGTGGCATCAAATCTCTCGTAAAGCAGATTTAAATACGATCTCCAATTACAAAGAGCGGGTCCTTTCTGCCAACTCCATGATCACTGCACTTAAACTACGGTTGGAAAGGGGATGGAACCCTGTTACTAATACATATCCTTCAAAACTAAAAAAGGAAATTGATCTTGAAGAATTACAGCAAATGCAGTTCTCCAATGCATTGGATTTTGCTGAACTGAAATTGAAGCCAACATGGAAATACAAAACATCGCAGGATTATTCTTCCAAAATCAAATACCTTAAAAATGCGTGCGATAACATCGGAATCACAAAGCCAATAAGGGAGTTTAGGAAGATCGATTTTAAATTGATTCTGGAGCAGGTGATTGCTGATCGCAAATTGGGTAACGATGGCTACAATGCTTACAGATCTTTTTTGTCCGGACTTGTTTCTGAACTGGTAGAGTGGGATATAATGGAATCCAATTTGATCAGGGATATAAAAACGAGAGACACTTTAAAGAAGGTAGCGCACCGGCCGCCAACACAAGATGAACGAATCACAATCGTATCACACATCAAAGAATATCACAGAAATTATTTTCGTTTTCTCTCCCTGATTTATGGATGCGGCATCAGACCAAAAGAAATTACACAGATCAAAATTAATATGTTGCACAAACTGCAAGGCGTATTTAGATTGCCTGCAGAGATCACAAAAAACGGAGTGGAAAGTGATGTTGCTATTCCTGAATGGGTGATGGATCTATTAATGGAAATGAAGCTTGAAAAATACGATCCTGAATTTTACATCTTCGCAGGTAAGGGTAATATGTTTATGCCCGGCAAAAACAAGATGCACTCCAACAGTACAACGTTGTGGTGGAATAATATTGTAAAGAAAGGATTGAAACTAAACGTCGATCAATACTCGCTAAAAAAACTTTCTGCTGATGATTTAGTAAGACTTAAAAGGAGGGAAGGGGCTGACAATCTTCTGTCACTCGCAAAGGAACATTTTCGGCATTCAGATGAAAGGGTTACTGCTACATATACTGGTGAACATAAAAACCTTACAAGGGAATTAATCAAAGCAAAAATGCCTAGACTTGACGAAGGGATTAATTAAAAACACTTACCTATTGTTAATTAATGTTGTATGTTGAGAAAGGGTATACGTGAAACCACTTAATGTATTGAAATTGCGTTTACTTTCGCCGGCCCTTCTAATACGATTGCCTCAACAGAAACCTCTAAACCTAAAAACACATGAATGAAACTTACTGGAACACTTTTGAAGAATGTGAACAACTTTGTTCAAAACCCTGTGTAAAACTATTTCCTTTAAAATTACTAAACATTTTAGTAAACTGTACTATTTTCGACGTCCTGATTAATCGGCGAAACACGGATTATTCAGGTGGCAGAACCAAATTTAGAGCACTATGAATCAGTCCCATAAGACGCAAATTGCGCAGGTCCAACTATGCGATGCATGTCCAGATCAAAACAGATGTCTTTTATCGAATTGCATGTTTTCATTCTGTCCGAAGTTTTCACCCTCCATTCAGAGCCATGAAGACAAGTTTCAATTCGTATCTGACGAGGTGATGGATTTGCTATTCAATTTAAGTGAATACTAATTCCTTATGGGGTTAGTAGAAAAAGCTGGTCACTATTGGGCCGGCTTTTTTTGTTTTCGAGGGTTATGGTTTTTGGTTCCAGGTGTTCCTACTGGCGGAAGTGTTGGCCCAACACGTTTGCCGTATTTTTCTTCCAACAAATCAACCAAACGCCGGATACTTTCAACCGTTATCTTATCATTTTCAATTCTCATTTTCTCATTCTCCGCTCTTATCGTCTCGTTGTGAGCATTGATCTCTCCTGTTCGTGTCAGATTTTCAATACTTCTTTCTAAAGATTGCTTCTTTTCCAAGTCTTCGAGTGGCAGTTTGGCCGTTTCATTGGAAACGTTGACGTCAACATTAGTCAACCTTATTTCGTCCCAGGGCTTACCAACCGCCTGTTCTATTTTTCTAATTGTCTCCAGCTCAAACTCCTTACTGTTATATAGCTTATAAAATGCCTGTTTACTAATTTTCATCGCCGTGTAAATGCGTACAGGTCGAATTCTGGATTGATCAATAAAGGCCTTGAGAATGGCGCCATCAGTGGGCATAGTTAACATGTGTTAAAAGATTGTTAAGGCCTAAGTTGACTATTGACTTTTAGTAAACATTGACCGTATATTCGCATTGTTGTTTTTGATAGTCAAATATAATATTCAACAAATGAAACTCACACAAAAAGCCTTATCACTAATCAAAGCCGAACCGGTGAGGCGACTTGAAATTGCGATCGCCTTGGGTGTGTCAGATCAAACACTCATGCGGTATATCAAGGATAACGATGACGAACTCACAAAGGCTGCAGCACTGGTGGAAATTCGAAAGATTACTGGATTGAAAGATTCAGAGATTCTGGAAAAGAATGGAGTAGCCGCCTAACGTCCGAGATGCAACAAATCTACTATCCTAATATAAAAACTTTTAATCAGACCCGAAACTGTTAACAAAAAATTTCGCAAAAGTGGAAATAGAAAAGCAGATATCAAGTGAGGCCAGTCTACTTCTAAATACTATCAATCAAGGGAATATTAATCTCCCAAAATTGAAAAACTTTTTGTCTAGGGTGGAGCAGTTAAGTGCTCCCTCTGACAGAAAGAAAAAGAAGCTGCAAAGAATTATGGATGCTGATTCGAAGATGAAATAAAAAGAAAATGGTCAGCTCTGACTGGAAATCGAAACTGACCACTTAAAAAACTTAAAAAGTTTCTCAGATGCAAAACTACACTTCTCAAACCAAATCACAAAGCTCCGCCGCAATGCGCAACGGAAATGTAATCTCCTACAGCCGCAATGGTTTTTGGTTTCATGTAACAATGAACGGCAATATCGGCACCGATCAACATGGAGATAAATACACCCTTCATAACGGTAAACTATATGCTGAACATTCTTCCCGTGTACAGGATGTGAATGAAGAAATTGAAAGAATGATGGAAGAGGAAAAAGAAAGGAGGGATGTAGTATGAAAACACAACACACACCAGGGCCGTGGTTCGCTCCTGAAGATGAATTAGATTTTCCAGGGGTTGTAAGTGACAAACTGGTTATTTGTCAAGAGCCTTCCAAAGGTTACACGGGTCGCCAAGCAAGCAGGTATGCTTGGAAAGTGAACGCCCGACTAATAGCTGCTGCACCTGAATTGCTCGAATCCCTTACCAAGTTGCTAGAACTCTACACAGAAACGGATTTTGATGTTTGCGGATTGGACTTGCCATTTGTAGAACAAGTAAAAAACCTCATTGCCAAAGCAACCGGCGAAAAGGAGGTCCAACCATGAGCACAACATCTATTCCTTACAGCTTCGAGCCAGTGCAGTTTGAGCATTCCTTCATTAAGGATGCAAAGAAGTGTGCAAAGGGTTTGCTGATCCGCTTCTCAATAGAATTAATATTCATTGCTGCTGCTCTTCTATGCTCTATAATCATCTGGCATTTATTCATGCACGCAGTTAATGTGAGTGAAGTTCAGCATACCTGGTTCTATAGTCCTAAAGAAGGCAAGTGGATTGTAAATGCGGGTATGACTGCAGTGATCAGAAGGAAGATTATAAAGGCTTGTGTTAAACATAAAATCCTTGGTAAACGATGAAAAAGATCAACGCTGCGGAAGTGTACTATTTCATCCTTAACACGATCAATAGTTGTGTTACGATGAAGCAATTGAAAAGCTGTGAAAAGCTGCTGGAAATGTCCCGCGCCATGCGGTACACGTTTACGGACGCTTTGTGTGATGCGCACCTGATCAGAAGCTGTGAATTATTAATCACCCGTTACCCTGTTTACGAATGATCATCCGATTTCTTATAAAAAGAATGTTGATCGTGGGCCTTATTGCTTATGGGATAACGTCTAAGGCGTGTAACTGTGGAATACTCTATAGAAAGGACAAGTGTGGTAATTATCCTGTAATGAAAAAAGGCCATGTAGGGCCGCAAAAAAATCTCGGTTATTAAAAACCAAACACTATGCCTCCAATATGGATTTTACTACCTGTAGCACTTACTATACTCAGTACGGTATTGTTCATGATCGTAGCTCATTTCAGTCCATGCGGTGATGAGATTTACAGGTGGGAAGTAGGCAAAGGAGGTATACTAAAAAGGACAGTAACAATGAAACAAAACCAATCGCTATATGGAAATAATACTGATCATAGGAATTCTTTACCTGATAACATGGGCTATTCCATACAAGGAAAAGAAACCAACAACGAGAAATATCAACGACTCTATAAAATACTATCGCAAACCGACCATGATACAGCAATCGGATATTCCATCCGAGAAGGATTATCCGGTAGAAACGTGGGAGGTTTCAAAAAGTTGATTACTGAATTAAAAGATCAGGCACGGGATGCAAGGAAAGAATTAGTGAAAGCAATAGGTGAGGAAGCCGTTAGCCTGGTTGAATCGCTCTCGAATTGTTGTTAAACATATCGGCCGGTTGTTTCTACTTCCGGCATCAATTGAAATCAAGTTCTTTTTCATACTAGCAATCGTTAGATAGGATGTGAAATGTCCTAACCAAATCAACGGCCGATGTTTCCACGTTGGCCTCTTTTAAAAAAACATTTTATGCAAATACAGATAACCCAAATCAAGGAAGCCTCACAAGTGCTCAGAGCCATCAACCACAAGCTCCGTAGGGAGATCTATGGATACTTGCTCAGACATGGGAAGGTTTGTGTTACCCAACTGTATAAAGATTTAGGCCTGGAACAATCAGTAGCCTCTTCGCATCTGGCCATCCTGAGAAAGCAGGGATTTGTAAAAACAACCAGGGAAGGAAGGTTCGTTTACTACAGTGCTAATGAGAGAAGGTTGAAGGAGGTTTCTGAACTGAGCCAGATGCTCATCGAAAAATAGAGATCCTTTTTTATTCATAATTCAAAAACAAGAAACATGAACAAACATTTCAATCGTCCGGATGACATCGATCCATCGGTACCAACAGAAAGCACAGAAGAAGAAACGGAAAGTGAAGGAGAGTAAAATTAAAAGCCCGGCAACGTGGAGGAAACCGGGCTTTTTCACCTAAACAAAATTTATTCAAGCGATAGTACAAATATACAAGATGAAAAATTTACAGATTGACGAAAAGAATGCCTTGAAGCTTTACTCTACTGCTTCATCAGAATTCAAGGCTATGCTTCACGATACATTCGGTGAAAAATTCTTTCAACAAAAAATTACTGATCGCGTTAAAACCTACGGTGATGCGTGTGAAGTGTTAGGCATCAGTTCAGAAATAATTGGGTATGATGAAATGAGTGAAGATGAAATTGCCTATCGTAAACTAAAAGTGATCATAAAGGCATTGAACGAAGGATGGACACCGGATTGGAATAATTCTAACGAACCTAAGTATTACCCTTGGTTTTACATGAATAAACCTGGCTTTCGTCTGGTTGACGTCCGCTACCTCTACGGCCACTCGAATGTCGGCTCCCGCCTTTGCTTCCAAAAAAGGGAAGTAGCGGAATACGCAGCTGCACAATTCTTCGACCTGTATAAACAATTCTTCACTGCATAATCATCTACAATGTCACAACCAAAAATCAAAACATTCGAGGCCGCATGTAAGGCGCTCAAACTGGATCCTGCGAAGGCAACTCCTAAAGTTGTTGGCTTTCCAAAGCAGCATGCAAAAGCACTCATCGCAATAGGAAAACTGATGATCATTGTCCAGGCTTTGAACGGGGACTGGAAACCAAATTGGCAGGACACGAATCAACCAAAATATTACGGCTGGTGGGATTTGAATAAAGATAGCGATAACCGTTCTGGCTTTCGTCTGTTTTGCGTCAGCTACGGCTACGACTGCTCGAATGTCGGCTCCCGCCTTTGCTTCCGGAGTAGGGAGTTAGCTGAGTGGGCAGTGAAACAACCACAGATAAAAAAGTTATACAAAGAGTTCATGCTGTTGTGAGAAAGATCAAACGCCTGATAAGACGCTTTATCATCTGGTTCAAAACAACCGAACCGTGGATGGAATCATATTAAGGTTGTGTACTAACACGTAGCGAAGTTCGAGCCTCTTTAGTTCTGGCTTTCGTCTGAATAACGTCAACTACAACTACAACAACTCGAATGTCAGCTCCCGCAATTGCAAAATTTTTGAAAGTACAGACCCTACCAACAAGGTAAAAAATAAACATAAGAAACGAGGCGCCGGTACTGCAAAGGAACGCGACTCAATTGAAGCAAAGAATGAAACGGATCAGCAATATATACGGACGGATTATCACACTGGAAAATCTCCAACTGGCAGACTTGAAAGCATCAAAGCGCAAGTCTGGCCAGTACGGAGTAATTCAACACAGAAGCAATTGGCAGGAGAATTTACTAGCGCTTCATGAGTCGCTAAAGAATAAAACCTACAAGACCTCTCCGTACACAACGTTTAAAATTTACGAGCCGAAAGAGCGAGAGATCTTCCGTCTTCCTTATTACCCTGATCGCATCCTGCATCATGCCGTGATGAATATCATCGAACCGGTGTTCGTTAAAACATTCACAGCTGATACTTACAGTTGTATTAAAAAAAGAGGCATCCACAAGGCTGCAAGAAATCTTAGAAAGGCTTTGAACGATGAAGCAGCAACGAAATATTGTTTGAAGCTTGATATCAAAAAGTTCTATCCTTCTGTTGATCACACTATCCTTAAAAACCTGCTTCGCAGAAAATTCAAAGACGAAGATCTTCTTTGGTTACTGGATGAAGTGATCGATAGCGCAGAAGGATTACCGATAGGAAATTATCTGTCTCAGTTCCTTGCTAACTATTACCTCACCTGGTTTGATCACTGGATCAAAGAAACAATGCAAGTCCGTTATTACTTCAGATACGCAGATGATATCGTGATCCTTTCCGATAACAAAGAACATCTGCATGAATTGCTTACCGAGATCAGAATCTATTTATCAACCAGGTTAAAACTAACTGTAAAAGAAAACTACCAGGTGTTTCCGGTTCATGCAAGAGGTATCGACTTCGTAGGCTATAAGTTTTATCACACGCACACACTGCTGCGTAAAAGCATTAAGAAACGTTTTGCCCGCATGGTAGCTAAAGCGCCGAGAATGCAGTCCGTTGTTTCCTACTATGGCTGGGCGAAGCACTGCAACAGTAAAAACCTTTTAAACAAAATCATAAATCAAAAATCAGAATCATGGAAATCTTAGTTAGACACACGATCACTCTCGATCCGGCCGTGATCGAATTATTGAAAGGCTTTTCCGGTGGCCAGCAGGCACCCGTTAAAGAAATGACTGCTTCCCCTGCGAAGGCATCTAAAGCACAAAAAACAGAGCCTGTAAAAGAAGAGGTAAAAGAAACACCTCCTGCACAAGCTGCGGCACCGGAAGCAACAGCACAGGAAACGGCTCAGGAGATTTCTTTTACTGATATCCGCCAGCTATACCTGGAAAAGAAAGACGCGGGTAAACAGGAAAAGGTGAAAGCAATTCTCGACGAATACGGTGTGAAAAAACTCAGCGAGTTTAAGCCGGACCAATTCAAAGAAGTATACGATAAAATTAAAGCTGCTTAACATGAGTGCACACGCTATTCTTTCACCTTCGGGTGCGCATCGCTGGTTATCGTGTACGCCTTCGGCAAGACTCGAACAACAGTTCCCCGACAAAGCGGGAAAGGTTGCAGAGGAAGGCACACTTGCGCACTCGCTTGGTGAACTAATCCTGAAACATAAACTAAAGCGGATCAGTAAACAGGTTTACCAGCGGGACCTGAAAAAGATCGAAGCGAATGAATTGTTCGACACAGCAATGCAGGAACATGCAGAATCTTATTCTGTGTTTGTCCTGGAACGCTTTTACGAAGCACAGTCACATACCAGGGATGCAGTGATCTACCTCGAACATAAGTTAAACCTTACCGAGTATGTGCCTGAAGGTTTTGGTACTGGTGACTGCGTAATCATTGCTGACGGTACGATGGAGATCATTGATCTGAAGTACGGCAAGGGCGTGCTTGTATCAGCAGAAAACAATAAGCAAATGATGCTATATGCATTAGGCGCTTTGAAGGAATTCATCTTCGCTTACGATATCGATACTGTTCGCATGACGATCTTTCAACCACGTATCGATAACTTCTCAACGTTTGAAATATCAGTTGATGATCTACTCACCTGGGCAGAATTAGAATTAAAACCTAAAGCAGCTCTCGCCTTTGCTGGTGAAGGTGAATTTGAACCAGGTACACACTGCCAGTTCTGTAAAGCAAAAGCAGTTTGCAAGGCAAATGCTGATTACAATCTCGAGATCGCACGTCACGATTTTGCTACTCCTGAATTATTAACGGATGAAGAGATCGCGGACATTCTTGCAAGGTCTGCAAACTTCACCAGCTGGCTAAAAAGTGTGAATGAATACGCATTGAGTGAGTCCGTGTTGAATGGTAAGAAGTGGCCAGGCTTTAAGCTGGTGGAAGGCAGAAGCAACAGGACTTATTCCGATGATACTGCAGTCGCTCAACGCCTGGTTGAAAAAGGTTTTGCTGAAGACCTCATTTACAAACGTGAATTGCTTGGTATTACCGCAATGGAGAAAGCGATCGGCAAGAAAGAATTTTCTCTCGTGTTGTCCGATCTAATTATCAAACCACAAGGCAAACCAACACTTGCGCCGCTTAGTGATAAGCGTGAGGAATTGAATAGTGTGGACGCTGCACGCAAGGACTTTGAAGAAGCTTACGTCGAAACAGAAATATAAATCGTAAACATTTAAAAATTAGAAAAATGGCTGAAGTAAAAGAACAATCAACCAAAGTCGTAACCGGCAAATGCAGACTGAGTTACGCACACCTGTTCGAACCTACATCAATGGAAGATGGCGGACAGAAGTTTTATTCCTGCGCTCTATTGATCCCGAAATCGGACAAGGTGACGATTAACAAGATCAAAGCCGCTGAGAAAAACGCTATTGAGAACGGGAAAACAAAAGTATTCGGCGGCAAGACTGCCAACCTGAAACTTCCTCTTCGCGATGGCGACACAGAGAAAGAAGGTGATGAAACGTATGAAGGTCACTACTTCATTAACGTGAAGTGTAAACAAAAGCCTGGTCTTGTCGACAAGGATATGAATCCTATTCTGGATCAAGCGGATCTGTACAGCGGCTGTTACGTTCGTGCATCCATCAATCTTTATCCGTTCAACAAAAACGGAAACAAAGGCATCGGTGCAGGCCTGAACAATATTCAGAAGCTTGCTGACGGTGAACCTCTCGGAGGACGCAGCAGAGCAGAAGATGATTTCGAAGCGGTTGCCGAGAAAGATGATGATCTGATTTAAACAATGTTCTCATAATACGGGAGTGAGTTTCTACTCTGCTCCCTTTTTAAAACTCCTTTTATGTCCAAACACGATATAGATAAACAATATGGAGTTCCAAAGGAACAAATCTCTTGTCCCGGTTGCGGTCAGCGATACGGGCATCATAAGACTGAAGTATGCGACAACTGTCAGGAGTGTTCTAAATGTTGCACGTGCAATAGTGATGAAAAGAAGCACCTGAAAGCTGACACTTTCATTCAAGCAACGCTAGGCTATCAACCTTATTCTTATTAACATGACTACTCAAACGCTCACTGATAATTCACCAATGCCGTTTGGCAAATACAGAGGCAAAGCTATGGTCGATGTGCCTGCCAAATACCTGCTTTGGTTATACAACGAAGGTTGTAATCATGATGAAGTAAGAAGGTACATTATTGATAACCTGGATGCACTTAAAAAAGAAGCCGGAGAAAGATAAATAAAACCTTTCTGTGTATAGGTAACAGAGCAAATATTATGTCATGGTCAGCATATTTTATCGGAAATCCAGACAAGATCGTTAAGGCTTTGGAAGATCAGAGCGCAACTTTAACCGGGCCTTCAAAAACGGAATATGATGCGGCTCTTCCGCACTTGATTGGACTGGTACAGCAAAACATGAACAAAACGCAGCCACCAGTATTGAAACTGGCTGCAAGTGGACACGGTTATTTTGTCAATGACGAACCGCAATACACCACTTGTAATGCAAGCATTGAGGTGATAGGAGGCGTATTGGTTTAATTCCCTGAATGGTGCTTGTAAAGGTTCGAATCCTTTACAGGGGCAAACAACTTATTCAATGCAAACACTAGGAATCGATATCGAAACTTATTCATCAATTGACCTTACAAAGTCGGGTGTATACCGCTACGTGGAAGCACCGGATTTCGAGATCCTGATGTTTGCTTATTCTCTCAATAACGACCCTGTTGAAATCGTTGACCTGGCACAAGGCGAACAACTGCCTTCGCATATTCTTTACGCACTTACTAACCCGAGTATAATAAAGACAGCCCACAACGCCAATTTCGAACGTGTTTGTATTCGCAAACACTTCAAACTGTCTCTTCCTGTTGATCAATGGGAGTGCACCATGGCAAAATCTACCATGCTTGGACTCCCGTTGTCTCTGGAAGCTGTGGCGAAGATCCTCAAACTGCAAGCGCAAAAAGATGCAGCAGGTAAAGCGCTGATCAAATATTTCTCTCTTCCCTGCAAGCCTACAAAAGTAAATGGCGGAAGAACCAGGAACCTGCCGCAGCACAATCCTGAAAAATGGAACCAGTTCAAAGCATACTGCGTAAAAGATGTTGAAGTGGAACAGGCTATTCGCGGTAAGATCGCATTCTTTGAACCTCCGACAACTGAAAAAATTCTTTGGCATATTGATCAAACAATTAACGATACTGGCATCCTTGTAGATCCTGAATTTGTTCACAACGCTATTAAACTCGATTACCAGCACCAGCAACTATTAACGCAGGAAGCTGTCGAGATAACAGGGCTTTCTAACCCGAATAGTGTTGCGCAGTTAAAAGATTGGTTGCTGAATGAAGGGGTAGATGCGCCGAGTTTAAATAAAGCATCGATAGCGGAATCCATTGACGCAATTACTGATCCTACCGTAAAAAGAGTTTTGGAGCTGCGACAGGAAATGTCCAAAACCTCGGTGAAGAAATATGTTGCCATGACAAAAGCGATTTGTCCCGACAACCGTGTTCGAGGACTGTTGCAATACTATGGCGCTAACAGGACAGGCAGGTGGGCAGGAAGATTGGTACAGGTGCAAAACCTTCCGCGTAATGAGATGCAGGACCTTGATATCGCAAGGCAGTTGGTGAGAGCCGGTGATCTTGATTCGCTCGAACTGTTATTCGATTCTGTTCCTGATACGCTGTCTCAGCTTGTACGCACGGCCTTTGTTGCTTCACCAGGTCACCGTTTTATCGTTGCTGACTTTGCAGCCATTGAAGCAAGAGTGATCGCCTGGTTATCGGGTGAAAAATGGAGACTCGATGTATTTAACACGCATGGAAAGATCTATGAAGCCTCTGCATCGCAAATGTTCAAAGTGCCGATTGAATCCGTAACGAAAGGAAGTGATCTCAGGCAAAAAGGAAAAATGTCAGAGCTGGCACTTGGTTACCAGGGCGGACCTGCTGCTATCATACGAATTGAGATCGGGAATAAAACACCAAAAGAAAAACGCATTCCGGAAGAGGAACTTCCAAAGCTTGTTGCCATGTGGCGCCAGGCGAATAAAAAGATCGTTGCTTACTGGAACACTGTTGAAGATGCTGCACTAAACGCAATGACTGACGGTCCAACATCCATTTCACACGGCATACGATTCATTAAGGAAAAAGGAATTCTCTTCATTGAACTTCCCAGCAAAAGAAGGCTTTCTTATTTGAAACCACAGCTTAGAGCAAACAAGTTTGGAGGTATGTCACTGTACTACGAAGGAATGGATCAAACAACAAAGCAATGGAGTTTACAACAGACCTACGGCGGTAAGCTTGTCGAGAACATTGTACAGGCAGTTGCAAGGGATGTACTAGCGGATGCGATTTTAAGACTGCACAGAACCGGTTATAAAATAGTGATGCATGTGCATGATGAAGTTGTGATGGAAATGCCGGAAGGCAAAGGATCCACAAAAGAAGTTGACAGAATCATGGGAACTCCAATTCCCTGGGCGAAAGGACTACCGCTCAAAGCAGAGAGTTACGAAACACTTTACTATAAAAAAGATTAAAACTATAACAATGCAAGAATTACAAACACCTTCCAGATCTGAAGTGCTAAGTGCCTTCACAAAAGCTGATGATAAAGGCAAACAATTGCTTGAATCGCTGTTCGGTAAAATTGTTCCTGAGAACATCACAGATAAAGTAAAATCGTTTGAAGACGCCTGTACAGTTTTAGGGATTGATCCTGCAGACGTGCTGCATTCATCACACAGCCAGTTCCTGGATAAGCATATCAGCTCTATAAATGCTTACTGCAAATTGATTGTAATTACATCCGCTCTGAATGAAGGATGGATACCTGATTGGGATGACGATAGTGAGGAAAAACATTATCCCTGGTTCTTTATGCAGGGTTCTGGCTTTCGTCTGTTTTGCGTCTACTGCCACTACGTCTACTCGTCTGTCGGCTCCCGCCTTTGCTTCCGTGATAGCTCTTTAGCGGAGTATGCAGCAAAGCAATTCAACGATATCTATAAAGAGTTCATGTTAATTCAAAATTGATCCGTTATGCCAAAGAAGAAAACTGT